AAGAGTCTTTTCTACTTAGCTACTTTGAAAGTGGAATTTAACTTTTCACTTCAGCAAATTGTATGAAATGTAAATTTGCTCTTGCGTTTGAAAAAGAATAATGCTATAATAGTCAAGCAAACAAAGATGTCGCGTTCGGCAAGCGGTCAAGCCACAGCCCTCTCAAGGCTGTATCACGGGTTCGAATCCCGTACGCGATACCATATAGCGTTTAACCCTTTAAATAAAAGGGTTTTTTTATTACTTCTCTTAATTTGGTGTAAATTTGGTGTAAAATTCATATGGAATTAAGCTTATCCACCATTTTTATTTGAGCGTCATTGAACCAATGACCATAAATATTGTTCACCATATCCACGGTATGCCCAAGTCTTTTTGCTATATCAAATGAATCAAAGCCTAAGTTGATTAATAATGAAACATGAGAATGACGGAAATCATGAATTCTGATTATCGGAACATCAGCTTTTTCAGCACATCTATCTTTGATGTTTTTGATATTATTATTGTCTAATGGCTTATCCATAAAGAAAACAAAACTATCTTCACTAAAACCGATTATGTCTTTTTCATACTGATAAAGAATTAACATGGCTTTATAACACGTATCAGGCATAAGGATTGTCCTATATGAATTTCTTGTTTTAGGCGTAGTTATTAACTTTGTTTGCTTACTGTATGTTTTAGAAATCTGAATGCTTTTTTCTTGCATATTAACATCAGACCATTTTAGTGCAAGTGTTTCACCAAGTCTGGTGCCACACCAATAAAGAACACTATAGAAGGCTACATATATAACACTTTTTTCTTCAAGTTGAACTTGTTTGATGAAGCTATTATATTCGTCTGGATGCCAGAAATGCATCTCTTTCTTGATTTCATTTTTCCTTTGAGCAATTTTGAAATTGGTAATTCTATAATCTTTAATGTATCCCATGTCAAAACCGTATTTGAGAATTCCTTTAAATTTTGTTTGGATCGCTTCTATTGTCCTGTTTGCTAATAGGCCACCGTGTTTAGACTTTTGGGTTAATAAACTTTTCTGGTATAACTCGATTGTTTTTTTTGAAATTTTCTCAAGATGTATATCCTTCCAGTAAGGAAGGATATGCAAATCAGAGACCTTTGTATAATCGTAAATTGACCTTTCTTTTAATATACCTTGCTTAGATGAAATAAATATAGCATATAACTCTCCAAAAGTTATATTACTGCTGACTTCATTTTTAGCCGATAAAAGAAACGAGCGTTCCCATTCTTTCGCTTCTTCCTTTCCTGCAAAACCTCTTTTATGATATCTATGAAGTTCGCCATTGCAGTCAACGTAGCTTCCTTCACATTTATAGGTTATTTTTTTAACCATTTTATTTTTGTCTTTTTTGCTTTTGACAAAGCGTTCATCTTTCTTAACTGCCATTGAATTTACCTCCATTTTTTAGTATAATGAAGGTACAATAAAAGCAATGATTCGTGGTCATTCGTTTATTGTACCGATAGTGGTACGCCAATACCTACTATCACCCTCGTTCCTACGCCAATAGGAGCGGGGGATTTTTTTGTTTTTTTAGAAAAACATCGTCTATAATTTAATATTTCTGCCTGCACTCAACAACTTTACCAATTATTTTAACCGGGAGTCGCTCAATATCTTCTGCTGTATAAATCCATGGATCATATTTTGTATTAAAAGGTATGAGCATAATGCCGCTATCCATGATTCTGATTTTTTTGACTGTTGCTTCATCACCGTTCACCAATACGATCGCCACATCGCCTGTCTGAGCGGTTTCTTGTTTCCGGACGATAACAACATCACCTTCACTCATTTTCGGCTCCATGCTGTCACCTCTGACCTGCAAAGCGAAGAAGTCGCCAGTACGAGCCATTGATTCAGATATTTCTTCATAATCCAGTATTTCTTCTATCGCTTCAATGGGTATTCCCGCAACAACACGCCCAAGGACTGGTATTCTAACGCCTCTAGGATGTGCGGTGCTTCTGCCCATTTTTTCTGTTAAATCAGATTTATAACAATCAAAGATAATCGCAAGTCTCTGTATTATATCAACAGCAGGGATTTTTTCAGCATTTGTCCATTTAAGTATTTCTTTTTTCTTAACATTACAGGCCTTTGCTACATCATCTATGTCTTTATCATATTTAACCATGAATTTATTCAGATTATAAGCAAAAATTTCTTCAAGTGATTCCTCTGGTTTTTCCATCTCTGTATCTATTCCCATTAACCATGCAGGTGATATATGCAATGCTTCAGCTATCTTTGTGATATTATCTTGCTTTGCTTTATATTTACCGCTTAAATACTGGCTCATTGTAGATTTTCCTATACCAGTTTTTTCGACAAGTTGTGCCTGAGATATATTTTTAGCTTGCATGGCTTCATTTAATCTTTCGGAAAATTCTTGTTTCATTTCTATATATCCTCCTTTGCCTTCATATTATACTCTAGTTCGTAAAATGTCAACTCAAAAATTAAAAAAGTTCGTAAATAGGAACAAAATGGGTTGACATTCTTTCTTAGTCAGGATATTATGGTGTTGTTCGGAAACAGGAACAGAAAGGAGAAGCTAATGGATTACGTTTATGATTATTCACGACTACGAGGTGACATCAAGGCAGTATTCAAAACTGAGCAAAATTTTGCTAAATCAATGGGTTTTACATCACAGAACTCACTATCTGACAGGTTTTCAGGTAAAGTAAATTGGAAGCAAAGTGAAATGGTGAGAGCATGTAAGCTGCTTGGTCAGCCATTAAAAATGGTGGAGCCTTATTTTTTTACTTACGAAGTTCGGAAATAGGAACAGAAAGGAGGAGCATGGAAGATTTAATCGCAGTTACATACTGTAATGAAAGAGTATTGACAACACAACAATTAGCAGAAGTATACGAAACATCTGTTGATAACATCAAAATGAATTTCAATCGAAATAAAAATCGTTTTATTGAAGGAAAACATTATCATATGTTGAAAGGAGATGAATTACGGGAATTCAAGAGCAAGGTAACTAACAGTTACTCTGTACCTAAAAATGTAAATGCCTTGATTCTCTGGACAGAAAAAGGCGCAGACCGTCACTGCAAGATTCTTGATACAGATAAAGCGTGGGAGCAATTTGACAACCTGGAAGAAACCTATTTCAGAGTAAAAGAGAATGCTTTAATTCCCAAAACACTTCCTGAGGCTTTGCGGGCATATGCTGATCAGGTAGAAGCAAATGAAAAATTACAAATAGAAAACAACAACATGAGGCCTAAAGCATTATTTGCTGATGCTGTATCAACGAGTAATGATTCAATCTTAGTCGGACAACTTGCCAAGCTTATTAAACAGAATGGATGTAATATCGGGCAAAATAGATTGTTTGCATGGATGCGAGAAAATGAGTTTCTTTGTATCAAAGGTGATAACTATAATATGCCAACGCAGAAAGCAATGGAACGTGGTTTGTTTGAAATCAAAGAACGTACTGTTAATAATCCAGACGGTAGTGTTAGGACTACACGGACACCAAAGGTTACAGGCAAAGGTCAGATATTTTTTGTTAATAAGTTTTGTAAAGGAAATGGATGTTTAAAGTGAAAGGAAAGTATGATGATTCGCTAAATATTGAGCGTGAACGTATCATTATGAAAATTTACCTTACTTTAACGGATGTGAGAAATTTTCTCAGATGTAGTTGGCCAAAAGCCAAGATAAGATTTAATGAGGCAGCTGATCTATGCATAAAAGATGGAAAGAAGAATCTTGAAGGAAGGGTTTATTACAAATATTTTCTTCAAGTAATTGCTATAAGTGAGAGTGAAATTCATAAAATGGCTAAATATGAAAGGCAAATAAAAATGTCGCACCCCACGACCAATGACGATGCGACAAAACATTAAGCGACTCGAATAACAAGTCAATCTTATTATAGAGCGGGGAAAGGAGAAAAACAATGGTTTATTTGGTAATTTCCATCATTGCTTTAATGATATCCGTGATTTGTTATATAAGGGTGCGTGCTTTAGATAATGAGTTTGAAAGTTTGGAGCGAAGAACCTATGGGAACATTAAATTCAATAGTTTCTATTTACAGCCAACAAGAGAACAATTGGAAAAAGCTGAAAGATATGAAAAAATCCTCAAAGAATATAAATCTACTTTTGAGGATAAGGAATAGTAACAGAGTATTGTTTGAAATTCTTACGCTTCCTGTTACGGTCTATTGAATTTGGAATTAGAGTTTCTTTAGTTATTTTAAACCTAATTGTTATAGAAGATGTATCAAAATTCGTTACATTGACAGGTATTTCAAAACGTGTGAAATGATTGCTCTTGAATATACCGAAATTACTGTCCAGTAGATATAATCTGCATCTGTAATTATTTATATATGAATAAACTAGTCCACTATCTTGTGGTGCTAGACCTACATTAGATTTTATTAGATAGTCTATAGGGTTATTCTTATCATCAAGAACCATTAAATCAAAGAAGCCAATGTCAGTCGGACTTGGATTTACCAATAAAAAAGAAAAAGATGCCAATGTATATTCAGTTATTGGTTCGGCTTGTGGGTCAGTAAATATTTCATTCAATATGAAATATTCTTCTGGCAGATGCACACTTAGACGTTTCCTTGATTTATATAGTGTATATAGAGAAATCAAAATCGCAATGAAAGAAAAAATGAACGAATAAAAATTTAAGTCAAGCTCATGCATACTACCACCTCTTTATAAGGTTAATTATAGTATGCCAAGAAGATAAAAACAATATGAAAGGAGAAGAACAAGGCATATGGAATCTTCAATTAATGATAAAGCTTCAATAACGTATGATTTGCAAGGATTGATGATTGATAAAATCGTGATTACAAGTTGTCCAAAAGAGGTAGAGAATTTAAAAAAATCTGGATTCAGCGTGATACTAAATCCAGATAGTAAAGATGGAGTATTGCTTCATGCGAATTTATTTATCCTTTGTAAAGAGACGAATCAGGAATAGGCAGTTTATCATCACCTTCACAAATGAATGATAAGAATGAATGTGGGAAATCGGTATCAACTGACTCACCTTGAAAGTACCAACCGAGTTTAACATATTCAGCAATTAACGCTAATCGGGGGAATTACAAGAAGAAAGGAGAAGTCAATGGAAGAACATGTTAACGAAGAAGTGAAACGGAAAGAACGAATGTTATGGACAATGCTTGTGTTGGCGCTCAGCATCACACTTAACATCGTATTTACATACTCAATACACATGAATTTAGAAAGCATTGATATATACCGGAAGAAAGTCACTACAACAGAAACCCGAGCGGTGGAGTTGGAAGAGGACTTAAAAAGAATGACCACGAAAAATAAAGAACTAGATGCAAAGGTTGAAAAGTTAGAAAGGAAACTGGCTGAACAACCGAAATGAAGATCATTAGGAGTTTTTAAGCTTACAGCCTATTATGCAGGCGAAGATGAATGGGGTGATACAATCGCAAAACCCTGTGATGGTGAGCATAGAGCATGGCTAAACCACACAATAGCTGTTGACCCAAACGTTATACCTCCAGGAAGTAAAGTCCTCATTGATGGCATCGTCTACACGGCAGAGGATGTGGGCGGTGCAATCAAAGGAAATATCATAGATATCTGGGTAGGCACTGAGCAAAACAGCTTTGGTGTGAAATACAAAGAAGTCTATATCATGGAAAAATAGGAGAAAAAATATGACAAAAGAAGAATTCTGGAAGAAGTTTAAAGATGGTGTACTTTACATCCACACACCTACAGAAGAACAGTGCATGACATTTGTACAGATGAGTAAAGAAAATGGCATATATTTGGCTTTAGATATGGCAGTGTATTTTGAATATGGCGAAAATACATGCTTAGGAATCATGAAAAAAGATGATTTAGGTATTTTCACAAGAGCCATAGCTGAATCGAATTTCGGAAAAAGCATTGATTATTGGCTTGCTTATGGAACAAAAGAACACGTTGGTCACACTCAGATTGTTGAGTTTTCAGAGGTGTTTTGCGAGGAAGGAGAAGAAAATGAATCAGAGTTGAACATCGATGCAATTCTTTTAACTGGTTTATCCACTGCTATCGCGGTACTCATTGAGCAAGGAATACCAGTTCATTTAATTAACATGGCAGTTAAAGAAGGTATTGAACATGCAAAAAACTGAGACCAACGAAGTTCTGGATAACATCGACTTTCAGCAGGAGAAAAAAGAAGAAAGGATGATGGAAACTAAAGCGATGATTGATTTTGAATGTTGCCCTTTGTGTAATGAACCATTTGCATCATCACAACTTGTATATAAGTTGCCAGATAATACATTGGCACATACAAAATGCATATTAGAGTATGTGGATAATGAAAGCAGAGAATATGGTGATATCTCTGATGAAAGAAGAGAAATAAGAAGTGTTGAGGAGATATTTTAATGTCTTATATAAAACATAAATTACCGAATACGCAGGATCAATGGTTAAAAAACCGTCTATCAGGTATTGGCGGTTCAGATGCGGCAGCTGCTATTGGAAAATCACCTTGGGTTTCGCCGTATACACTCTGGTGTGAGAAGCGTGGTCTTATTAAAAAAGATATAGATAATGAGTCAATGCGTCTTGGAAGAGATTTGGAAAATTATGTTGCTGAGCGTTTTTCTGAGTCAACAGGAAAAAAGGTACGGAAGTCATCTTTCAGCTATCAGTCAGTAGAGTACCCGTTTATGTTGGCGAACGTAGATAGATTGATAGTTGGTGAAGATGCTGGTTTAGAGTGTAAAACTACTTCTGCTTTCACAAGAACTAAATATGATAAAGGAGATATCCCCATTCAGTACTATATTCAGTGCATGCATTATATGGCGGTTACTGGTAAAAAGAAATGGTACATTGCTGTTCTTGTTTTAGGGATTGATTTCTATTGGTTTGAAGTAAATTGGGATGATACAGAGATAAATAATTTAATTATTTTGGAAAAAGAGTTTTGGGATTGTGTCGAAAATGGTGTTGAACCAATGATAGACGGATCACTTAGTACATCTGAAACTTTGAATGAAATATTTCCGATTTCTGATAGCACAGAAGTAGATTTGAAGAATTATGAGCAGGATTTGCAGAGGCTCATGGAAATAAAAAAGTTTATTTCTAAACTAGATAGAGAAAGAAAACAAATAGAAAATTCCATAAAAAATGATATGGGAAAATCTGAAATTGGATTTGTAGATAGATACACAATCAAATGGAAAAATCTAAAGCAAAGCAGGATTGACAATAAGAGACTTAAAAAAGATTATCCAGAAATATATGCAAAAGTTATAAAAGAAGTTATTTTAAGAAGATTTGAAGTCACGGAGGAAAATGATAATGACAACAACTAATCAACAAGGAATTATAAGTAAAACGGCAGGGATGGTAACAGATAAGAAAAAGCAACCGCAGTCAATAAAAGATTACATAACAGTGATGCAACCTGAAATTGCTAAAGCATTACCAAAAGTTATGACACCTGAAAGGTTCACACGCATTGCCTTATCTGCTGTTTCAAACACTCCTCAACTACAGAACTGCACTCCAAAATCATTTTTAGGAGCAATGATGAATGCAGCACAATTAGGTCTAGAACCTAATACTCCACTTGGACAAGCATATTTAATCCCCTATAAGAACAAGGGAACACTTGAGTGCCAGTTTCAAATAGGGTATAAAGGCTTGATTGATCTTGCGTATCGTGGTGGTGATGTAAAAACAATTATGGCACAGACAGTCTATGAAGGGGATGAATTTGAATTTGAATTCGGGTTAAACCCCAAGTTAATTCATAAGCCAGCTAAAGAAAATAGAGGAAAAGCTGTGTGGTACTATGCTGTATTTAAACTTGTAAATGGTGGAGAAGGATTTGAAGTTATGAGTGTTCAAGATGTTGAAGAACATGCAAAAAAATACTCACAAGCTTATAAATCATCATTTAGTCCTTGGAAAAATAATTTTGATGAAATGGCAAAGAAAACTGTTATCAAAAAAGTGCTCAAATATGCGCCGATGAAAACAGATTTTGCTAAAGCAGTAAATGAAGATGAAACTATTAAAGCAAATATAAGTGATGATATGTCTTCTATTCCTAATGAATTTTTCGATGCAGATTATGATGAATCTGAAATTGACTATGATATAGATCCGGCTACAGGAGAGGTGAAAGAAGACGCAAATGGAAATCCAGTGTTAAAGGGAGTGTAAACGAATGGAGGAATCGTATGAGTTTGTATATAGAATCTCAGGATAAAGAATACTTAGGAATTTTCAAAAAGTTTCAGCAGTGCCATGCAGAAATACTTGGATATGATGAAACATGGGAAGATGACAGCAAAGTTGTACTTGGTGATTATGCGTCACCTGAGCGGGCTAAGGAAGTTATGTGCGAAATTAAAGGATTTCTTGGTACGCCGGCCATGGAGGATGGTACATATTTATATCTAAACAATGTATTTGAAATGCCGCAGGAGTAAGGAAAGAGAGGGAACAAAATGAAACAGACAAAGAAATCAATTATCGAAGCATGTCATGGAAAAATCATGGAGAAGGCTGATTATGCATTAGAACAGGTATTGGCAAATATCAATGATATGAATACTGACGAAAGAAAAAAAAGAGCTATCACGATAAAGTTGGAATTCGCTCCGCAGAATGAGCGAAAGGAAATCAAAATGGCGGTTCAGGCATCGGTAAAACTTGTGCCGGCAAACCCAATCGAAACAACGTTATTCAATGTCATGGAGCAGAATAAAGAAACTGGTGAAGTGGTTAATGTTTTAAAGGAAATGACAGGGCAGGCACCAGGGCAGATCAATTTTGAAGGTGACATCATCGAACCGGAAGTATTTGTAATCGGCATGGAAGCAGAAAAAATCATCACAAAGGAAGAAGCCAATAGGGCAGGAGGAGAAGCATTATGTTAAAAGAAGCATTGCAGTATGTAGCTAGATTAGCTACCGATTCACAGGAAATCATCGTAAAAGATATTAACGGTGAAACTTATGTAAAAGGAGATGCACACCGCATACCTACAGACATGGCATCTAAAATGAGACTCAATAGTTTGGATTCCACAGTAGACTATATTAAAGATTGTATCAGTGGTTGTAAGTTTGTGCTTCCGTATGTTGTCAATGTTGGATATAAAGAAATTGATGTATATAGCGGACTCAATGAACGTCTGGAACGTAATGTTTTGATCGAAACAACACCTTTATTGCCTCGTATATCATTTGATCATTGGATGGACATGGAATCATTTGTAATCCAGTTGAAAACTTGCTTTGTTGAAACTGACAATTTGAATAAGTTGGTCGCTATTGTATCATCCATTACCGATGAATCGAAGGTTTCAATGGAGGATGATGGATTTGGACTGAAAGTATCTCAGGTGAGCGGCACCACCATCAAAAAACCGGAAGAATTCCAGATTAACCCAATTGTGAGACTTGCTCCATACCGTACTTTTACCGAATTAACTCAGCCAGAAAGTAGATTCCTGTTACGTGTTCGAGACGGCGGTAAAATGGCACTTTATGAAGCTGATGGAGGAATGTGGAAATTAGAAGCACAGCGAAACACATCGGATTATCTGCGTGAAGCTCTTGCTGAAGAAATTGCAAATGGCACAGTGGTAGTAGTCGGATAATGCAATTTACCGTCTATGGTGAACCAGTAGCAAAAGGAAGACCTAAGTTCAGCAGACAGGGAAATTTTGTAAGATCATATACTCCGACCAAGACAACGAATTATGAGAATTTAGTGAAGCTCTCATATGCTGAAGCGTGCCGTGGATTGAATAATCCTTTAGAGGGGGAAGTGTCAATGAGAATTGATGCTTTCTTCTCTATCCCAAAATCAACCAGTAGAAAGAAAAAAGAGTTGATGAACACTGGATTGATAAAGCACACAAAGCGCCCTGATGCAGATAACATTGCTAAAGCCATATGTGATGCACTGAATAAGGTTGCCTATGCCGATGACAGCCAGATTGTGCATCTTGAAGTAAATAAGTATTACAGTGATATCCCAAGGGTAGAAATCACGATTGAGGAGGTACTACATGAACGATGAAAGCAATGAAGTTATCACTTTACAAATTAATGACAAACTACGCATTTTGAATGGTGATAACGACAGCTTTATTTTACAGGAAGCTTATATATCAGAAAAAACGAACACTTTACAGTGGCGTAATAAGAGCTATTACAGCGACATTTTGACTTGCCTATACGCAATCCTCCGGAGAATGCCAATCGAGCAGGGAGATACCATTGCAACGTACACAGAGCGTTTTGAAATGTTGTATCAGTTTCTATACATTGATTTTCTTGGAAAAGTTAGCTCAAAAGCGAAAAGTCATGGGGGTAAGGGGGCAGTGAAAGAAGGGGATGAAGAAAATGAAACTGAGTGATTTGAAAACGGGTATGTGGGTTAAGTCAAGGAATGGTGACATGTCTCTTGTTATGAGAGACCACGTATCTATAAGTTCAAGTGATGGCATATTTATTGACAAATGTGGATATTTTGAATTCAAAGAATACAATGATGATATGACAGATTGTGAGTTCACAGAATGCGACATAATCGAAGTGTTTATACCAGATTTGGAAAAGTGCACATTAAATGGAGATGGTCTAATCTCTATTTGGAAAAGAAAGGAATTGCCGAAATTAGCTCCATTTGAAAAAGAATTCCTAAAAGCTTTAAAGCCTGCATATAGAAGTTGTTGGATTGCTAGAGATAAAGGTGGAGACTTGTATGCACATGATGGAAAGCCAATAAAGAATGAACTGGTTTGGGTAAGTGAATACTGCCATGAAATTAGTGATTCTGCCAATTTCCAGCTCTTTTCCAAAGAACCCTTTACATGGTGTCAATGGGAAGACGAAGAACCGTGGTATATTCCGGATTTGTTAAAAGAGGCATAAGGTATGGCTTCATATAAAAGGCATCTGAATAAAGACTATACTGTCATGCCTAACCACCATCTACGAAATAAGGATTTATCGTTAAAAGCAAAAGGTTTGCTTAGCATGATGTTAGGGTTACCTGATGATTGGGATTATTCAATCAACGGTCTGGTGGCAATATCCAGAGAAGGCAGAACAGCTGTTGAAAATGCTTTGAAAGAATTAAGAGAAGCAGGTTATGTTGTCATACGTAAGTTATATCCTAATCAAACAGATAGTAGAATCATTGAATATGAGTACAATATCTACGAATTTCCACAAGGCGAAAATGTAGCGTGTCAAGACATCATATATCAAGAAGCACATAATCAAGGCACAGGTTTTCAGCCCCTTGAAAACCACCAACAATTAAATACTTATAAATCAATTACTAAAGAATTAAATACTTATGATAATAAAGAAAATATAAAAAGAAAGAATCAAGGCGAGATTATGGCACTTTTTGATTCCTTCTGGAAGACCTATCCGAGAAAGATTGCAAAGAAGAAAGCGCAGCAAGCTTGGAAGAATGTATGCAAGAATAAAGAGACATACAATGCCATCATGAAAGCATTGACAACTCAGATAGTTGCATACAAGTGGGATAAGAATAATCGGTATTGTCCTCATCCTACAACTTGGTTAAATCAGGAACGTTGGAATGATGTTGTGGAGGTACCAAATGGAGCAGTTGAAAAATCTTCTGCCGACTATGGAATCAAGGTCGTGTGATAACTCTGATGAACGACCTTATGAAGAAAAAGCTGCGGAATGGAAAAACGATGAAGTTGGAATCCTTGATAAAACAGACGGTATAGATTGTCCTATATGTAAAAACAAAGGAATCATATTCGTGGCAGAGAAGGGGAACCCTGTTCTTAGTCAAAAGCCGTGTGAGTGCATGGCAAAAAGAAAATCAATACGTTATGCGAAAGATAGTGGTTTAGCTGAATTGCTTAAGCATCGTGTATCAACATACGAAGCTAAAGAGCAATGGCAAATTGACATAAGGAAAATGGCAGCTGAATACATCATGAACAAGCATAATGAGTGGTTTTGTCTTCTGGGGCAATCAGGGGCAGGGAAAACGCATATATGTTCTGCGGTTGCAAAAACGTTTATAGACAGAGGTATTGAAACTAAATATGTTGTCTGGAATACATTCATTCGTGAGCTGAAAGCGGATATGCTGAATGACAAACGTATGATGTACCAATATCAGGTGGTGCCAGTGCTGTATATAGACGATTTTCTGAAAGGGAGATTTACCGATACTGATATAACGTTGGCTTTCGACTTGATCAACTACAGATATAACAATAAATTAACTACGATCATTACAAGTGAATTGACATTCAGCCAGTTAATGGGAATTGATGCTGCTATTGCAGGCAGAATCAAGGAACGCAGTAAGGGTTTCTTTATGGAAATCAGTAAAGGTGATGATAAAAATTTCAGGCTTAAGTAATTTGTACGTGTAGCGGTGTTATAGCGAGGTGAAAGGTGTTGCCCCTTATCGGTGCTCACTTCCGCCCGTTACACGCCATGGAACAGCCATATGAGGCGCTGATAACGAATCAGAAGGGAGTGAGGGATATGCGGATAGCTAAAAGAGCAGAATTGCTAAAAAAATGGGAGCAGGAGCATAAATCGTTCCGAAGTGAATTGGCAGAACGGATAGGTATTACTCCGGTAAGCATCAATAATTATTTGAAAATATACACAGGTACGATCAAGCAGAAGGAGTTCTGGAAGGTTGCAGGTGAAATGATGGGAGTAGATTTTGAAGCTGAAACTGAAGAACCAAGAAAATATGAGAAGGTTGTATTACCACCTTACATTGCAACAACGCTTAAATCAAAAGGTAGGACTGTGATTGAAAGCAAGTACATATCACGATATGGGAAAAAGAGAATTATGAACTATTTGGCTAAGCAAGGACTGAAGTGCAGATTTGTCTTAGCCGGAACTGAAAATGATCCAACTTATATTTTGGAGATAGTGAAATGATCAAGATACTTGAATTGTTTGGTGGTGTTGGTGCTCCACGAAAGGCGCTTGAAAACCTTGGTGTGGATATCAAATCCATTGATTATGTTGAGATACTACCGTATGCGGTACAGGCATATAACAGCATATTTGACAATGGATATAAACCGCAAGATATAAGAGTGTGGAATATGGATGTTGACATTCTTATTCATGGCTCACCTTGTCAGGATTTCAGTAAAAATGGCTTAAATAACATAAATACAGGTCGTTCAATCTTGTATGAAAGAACCCTTGAAATCATTGAAAAGGAATTGTTAAGAAGACCAAAAACGGTGATTTGGGAGAATGTACCGAATCTTATATCACACCGGCACATTGAACATTTTGACCATTATTGCGACACGATGTCTTCCCTTGGATACACAACCTCATATGCCATTCTTAAAGCTTCTGGATATGGCTCTGCTCAGGCTAGAGACAGGCTTTATACAGTAAGTATGCTTGATGGTAAATATCAATTTCCGGAACCACAGGCACTTAAAAAGGATATCCGCCATTATCTAGATTACGATGTTAATTTTGAACTGAATGCTTTATCTGAGAATGAGAAAAAACTATTTTTTCAGAAAGATGGACAATTATGTGTCAGGGAAGCTACGAAGCTTGGATATAAGATCGTTGAAGAATTTGACACTGTGAATGTTGAATTTCCGAACAGCAAAACACGCAGAGGAAGGGTAGGACGAAAAGTGTGTCCTACCTTGACTACCCATCCACGTATTGCCATATATTATCACGGTAAATTACGGATGCTTACAGCGCTTGAACATTGGCGGCTGATGGGATTCGATGATGCAGATTACTGGCGGATGGTTGAAAATGGATTGACTGATATTCAGATTTCGGCACTTGCCGGAAACAGCATCTGTGTACCTGTTATGGAAGCAATATTTAAGCAGCTTCCGATGATTCAGAGGTGTTTATCATGATACAAATTTTAGAGTTATTCGGTGGCATAGGATCACCTCGGTGTGCGCTTCGTAATATATTTGAATCTATTTTTAGAAAAATGATTCTTGGCGAAACATCAGCAAACAAAAGAAAAGCACAATTAAGTTTATTTTAAACAAAAAAACGGTGTCCACCATCCATGTGTTGAGCAACACAACGACCCTATTTCATGCAGGATGGAAAGTTGATAAAAAAAGGCAAATAGCTTGCACAGGTACATGCGGGAAGGTAGGGCAGCTTGACGCATGGATGGAGGACACCAAGAAAGAATAGAGGGATACGATTGGATCAAATAAATATGTTTGGCTATATGCTTGAACGATTTAAAATAAATAAAAAAAATAAATTGATAGAACTGTTTGCAGGTATTGGATCACAGGCGATGGCATTAAGAGATTCCAGCATAAATTATGAGTGCCACAAAATTTGCGAATGGGAAGTAAACGCTATGGCGTCTTACAAGGAGATACATATGCCGGATGACGATACAGACTACTCAGCTGATTATTCAAAAGAGCAGCTTGTGAAAACCCTTGTCGAACTTGGGATATCATCCGATGGAAAGAAACCTATGGATAATAAAGCAATTGCTAGAAAGCCGGAAAAGTGGCTTAGAGAAATATACAACAATATCAAAGCCACACATAACCTTGTGGATATCACAAAGGTGCATGCCGATGATTTGGATATTACTGATACAGATAAATATCACTACTTTATGACATACTCGTTCCCCTGCCAGGATCTTTCCAAAGCTGGGAAGCAGAAGGGGATGGCAAAAGGCAGTGGAACCAGATCATCAATGTTGTGGGAAGTAGAGCGAATACTCGGCGAACTCTGGGAACAAAAAAAGCTTCCACAGGTGTTACTCATGGAAAATGTACCCGATGTGATCGGAACAAAAAATATTGCTCATTTTAATCAGTGGTACGCAAAGCTGGAAGCAATAGGTTACCAGTCATATTACAAGATTTTAAATGCTAAAGATTATGGCATCCCGCAGAATAGAGAGCGGTGTTTCATGATATCCATTTTAGGAGATTACAGCTATGAATGGCCGAAACCGATACCGTTAAAATTGTACCTGAAGGATTTACTGGAACCGGCAGTTGATGAAAAATACTATATATCTGAAAGTATGGTGAAAAGTATGTTAAATACACCTTTTAATTCTGGAAAATTAGAATACATAGTGCAAAAAAAGGATGTTTGCTCTACATTGCTTGCACGTGATTATAAAAGTCCAAAATGTGTTATTGTTGGTGAAACTGATTTCGGAAACAATGATACTTTAAACAGGATATATGATAGTGATAGTCTATCGCCTACACTCGGAACTATGCAAGGTGGTCACCAAGAACCAAAAATCTTAGATCCGCTTATTTGTGCGAGCCGCGGTAGAAATCCGGATAATCCAAAATCACGGAAAAGTGGGGAGCCAACAAAACAAATGATTGAGGTAAATATGAGTGGATGTAGTAATACTCTCACAAGCGTGCAGAAAGACAATTATGTAATTGAGCCACAAGGGGTCATTGTAAAAGAAGCAGCAAAGCAGGGATATGCTATTGCAGAGGAAGATGACAGCGTAAACCTGGAACAGCCAAACAGCCAAACCAGAAGAGGAAGAGTAGGAAAAGGCGTGGCACAGACATTGACAACATCGTGTAATCAAGGTGTTGTCATAACAGATACATATAATCATAAAACAGAAGCCAAGGAAATTATAGGCACAATCACAGCTAACACTGGAACCGTTGGTCATTGTGGGAATTTTGCAGTACATGAACAATACAGAATCCGTAAATTAACCCCACTCGAATGCTGGCGATTGATGGGATTTACCGACCATGATTATTACAGAGCAGCTACTGTAAATAGCAACAGCCAATTATACAAGCAAGCCGGTAACAGCATCGTAAAACATGTGTTGATGGCGATATTCAAGCAGATGATGTAAAAAAAAAGGAAGTGATAAAAGTGGAAAGAAGTGAATTAAGGATTGGACAAACAGTGTATATCGAACCGACAGGGAATGCCGCTAGATATGGCACAGATATCATCGAAACTAAGATTTCAAAAATTGGAAAAAAATATATTGAAACAGAGAAGTTTGGTGAAATGTATAAATTTAATATCAGTGATGGCAAGCAAAAAGACACAGGATATGGTTACGGATATGATTATATTTTGTATCTTTCAAGATCGGAAGTTGAAAATAAACAGGAAAAGGGATCATTACTTTCTTATTTTAATCTTTGTAATTGGTATCACCTGAATTTAACCCTTGACCAATTAAGGAGAATAAAGGCGATTATTGAGGAATTGGATAGTAATGAAAGCAGTTCCCGTTGAATTAAAGGATGCGAATGAATTTGTTTTGCAGTTGCATAGGCATCATCCTCCTGTTTACCGTGATAAATTTCGTTTGGCCTGTATTGCGGATGATGGACATATGTGCAGAGTGATACAGGCAGCAAGACCGGTATCACGTATGCTAGATGATGGAGTAACCATTGAGATTGTACGATGTTGCACAGATGGTACTTATAATGCTTGCAGCTTTCTGTACTCGCGTATAACACGTGCCGCAAAAGAGATGGGCTATACAAAAGCTATCACATATATACTTGAAACAGAACTTGGAAGCAGTTTGAAAGCTTCGGGATGGGAAAAAGAAGCTGATACATACGGACACAGTTGGAATTGCCCGAGCCGTCCAAGGGTTACTAAAGCGCCACAATGAAATAAGCAAAGATGGTGTAAAAATTTATGAAAGGGAACAAAGCTATGAAAAGGATATTAGACGTTTGCTGCGGAAGTAAAATGTTTTATTTTAATAAAAATAATCCTCTTGTGCATTTCAATGATATCAGAAAGTTAGAGGAACCGCTTTGTGATGGAAGAATGCTTAAGATACATCCAGATACTCAGTGGGATTTCAGACACCTGCCTGTACCGGATAACACCTATGACATGGTTGTGTTTGATCCGCCGCATTTAGTAAAGGTTGGAGATAATTCATGGTTGGCAAAGAAATATGGAAAATTACCGCCAGAATGGAAACCATACTTGAAACAGGGATTTGATGAATGTATGAGGGTGCTTAAACCATATGGAACGTTGGTATTCAAATGGAATGAAACAGATATAAAGCAAAAAGAATTGTTTGAAGTATTAGATACAATACCAATATTTGGAGATAGAGGTAGAGGGAATAAGACTTATTGGTTTGTATTTATGAAGGAGGCCGAGCAATGAAACCTATATTATTTAACACAGAAATGGTGCAGGCCATTTTAGAGGACAGAAAGACGGTTACAAGACGTTGCGTGAAGCATGAAATTCACGTGTTTGAAAAGAATGGTGAAACACTAGTTTATGATCATAGATTTCTATTTGATTTTGCGTTAGATGCATACATCGACAGTCAAGCAAGATACAAAAAGGGCGATGTTTTGTATGTGCGTGAAACATGGGGCGATTACGATGGAGAAGCGAGTTATTATTTATACAAAGCGGATTATACGGAAGGTCAAAAAGGTTTCTGGTTTGAAAAAGAGCAAATACATTGGGTAGAATTGCCGAAATGGAAACCATCTATCCATATGCCAAAAGAAGCAGCACGATTATTTTTGCGAATTACTGATGTACGGATTGAAAGTTTGCAAGATATCACTACTGATCAAGCAATAAAAGAGGGAGCATGGACTATGGAAAATGCATGCCCGTTTAGTATTAAGCATGTACTGCATGAAACTGCCAGAACGCATGCTATTGCAGCATTTGCATATTTATGGGATCCTCTCATAAAAAAGTCAGAACTAAGCATTTATGGATGGGATGCCAACCCTTATGTGTGGGTCTATGAATTTGAGGTTATCAGCAAAGCAGAAGCAATGGAAGAGAGCGAGGCAAGATGATCAAACGTTTTAAAATGACTTGGGTGGATGAACGACACCCTATAGGATGTGATGAGTTCTACATGTATGATACCACAGAGAAATACTACGAGGATGTTCACAAGACGGCCAAATATATTATTGATGAAATATGGAATGGTCAATTAAAATCAGAACGAGGCGAGTTGCCAAGGGCGCTTGTATCTGTCAAAGAATTACAGTTAATACTATCAGAAGAGTTTACAGGATGTTATGACAAAGAAACGGATGAAGTATATCTTTGTCACTTTGGGGAGCATTATAATGCACTTAAAGAATTGCTATCAGATATGTTGGTTAGGAAAGGTATTGTATCAGACAAACCTGTAAATAAAGATGTAAAAACTACAGGGACAATGCATATCATTGAGCCAATGGCTTTTATACCAGACATACCAAAAAAAATATTATGAGCTTTGTGATAATCACATTAAGAAAAGTGTGATTATGAAAACTGAATATGTTGGCGGTTTGAATCCGAATGGCTATAAACGTTAATATAAAAGGAGAGTGAAATATAAAATGTTAAAAAGAATTTATAATAGAACTGGTATTCCAGATATTCATTTTAAAGAAATCAATACACTAAATGACACATTAGTGTGCGTTGTGCCTGGAACCAAAATCAAATTTGTTGGTGAGAAAAAGCGATATGAATGTATTGCGAGAGATGACAAGTATATAATTGTTGCAAAACCATTTAACTTACACGGATATAAGTGTAAATACAGTATTTTAGACACAAATATAATGAAATGTAATCGTGATAACTTAATATTTGGGCTTTATAATTATTTAAGTATTGATGATTGTAAAACTGCTTTGGAGAATTTAAACGATGAAACCAAACCTTTTGGACTTTCTCAGCGAGGAATTGCAAAAATAGTAGATGTAATAGATGAAATATGGTGCGAAGTAAATATAAAGGAGAGTGAAGAAGGATGAACAGAGTGGTATTAGTCGGCAGGCTTGCAAAAGACCCGGTGCTGCGTAAGACCGCAAACGGTGTCAGCGTCACAAGCTTTACATTGGCCTGCACCCGTCGTTTCAAGCAGGAGGGACAGCCGGAAGCTGATTTCATTAACACGGTTGCCTGGAATAAAACAGCGGATATCGTGCAGCAGTATACGCATAAAGGCTCACTGGTTGGTGTGGAAGGAAGAATCCAGACACGCAGCTATGACGATCAGAGTGGGAAACGCGTTTATGTAACAGAAGTGGTCGCAGACAGCGTACAGTTTCTGGAAAGCAAAAGTGCTGCTGCAAGCAATGCGAACAGCAATGTCTATGTACCAGAGGCAAGCAATCATGGCTACCAGAGTGACAACAGCCAGTCCTACTCCAATGACTTTACAAGCAGCAGTACACTGGATATCGCCAGTGATGATCTCCCTTTTGATAAACCCATGTAGTGGTGGCGTGCTGCATGGGAGAATAAGCCAGCGAGGAGCGAGAATATGAATAAATATCAAGAAGCACTAAATAGAATATTAGATGATGACTACGATTTTCCACACGATTTTTATGGGGAAGATAAAGCAACTACGAAAGAACGTGATGCCGATATTATGCAAGAATTAGTAGATAAAGCAACACTCAAGAAACCCAATATTTGGGGTGATGGCTATGATGATAAAGGACAATTAATTTACGACATGTATGACTGTCCTAATTGTGATAAAACTTATGAATTGGATTATGAGAAATATGATTACTGCCCAAAGTGCGGTCAGGCAATAGATTGGAGTGATGAAAATGAATAAATACCAAAAAGCATTACTTGCTATAAAAAAAATCGTCATCGATGAACGAGCTGATGGCTTTTATCATCCACGGACGGTTGCAGATTTTTACTGTGATGATGTTGATATTTTGCAGGAGTTAGCTGACAACCCACCTCTAAAAATTGAAGAATTAAAAGAAGGTATGTGGGTTTGGGATGATAAAACAAAGTCATATATCTACATTTTTGAACTATTATACTGGAAACCAGTAAAGGCAATTATATATGCGGGGCGAATCATAAATGATCCGGCACATGGGTTCTGCATAGATTTTGAAGAAAACCGTTTCTATCGCAGGGAAGTACCACAAGAAGGGCAAGAAAATGAGTGATGGAATAAACAAAGAAATAGTATTACATTGTTTAAAATCCGCAAGTGATTTTCACGATGAAATTTGTGAAGAGTGTCCAATGTATTCTAAGTGTGATCATACATGGAAAAGCAAAGTGTATGAACGAGCGATTGAGCTAATTGAAAACCAATGAATACCGGTCGAAGAAAGACTATGTAAAAGCTTGGATGCCATTGCCAGAGGCATATGAGCCACAAGAGATGATTTAGAATTAAAAGATCGGAGTGATAATTTGTCTGACAATCATATTGAAAATGGGTATGAAAGAGAATTGAATATTGACGTGCCGATGAGTGTTAAGCCTTATGTGTCAGCAGTTTATGGAATTGAAAAGAAACTGAATGATCTACTGTCATTTAAGGTTGGCACAGTCTGTAAAGAGCAACTAATGGATTACGTGGAGCAGGCTATATATTACGCTCTTCTGGCAGGTATGCAGCAACAGAAAGAGATTAACACAGGAATCATGATGGATATGCAAAGGCAACTTGATATCTTAATTAAAAGGGATGGACAAGCTGCGAAAGAAAGGAAAGAGAAGGTAGGATGTTGATTAGAATAACAAATGAGTTAACCGATATATCGGAGAACTTGCGGCCGATTAAAGGAAGGGTGTATGAAGTTGTCGACACAATAGCAGGGAAGTATAGGCCGAATGACAATTACCGGCATGTGATTGAGGTAAAAAGGCAGCAGATATCCATTGCTCCGGATGAGTATAAGGTGGTGAGAATATGATTAAATTACCTGAAATTAAATTCCCTCCGGAGAATGTCATGGCATATAACACATGGCTCAGAATGGTTTGTAACCCAAACAATTTTAGTTTCTGGTATGAGAGAGTTAAGGATTGCGGATTAAAAATACCGGCAAGTGCTTATTATCAGTTTACATATGATGATGTAAGAAAATATATTGGATATATCTATGGCGAAGACAAAGATATGAATGCAAAGAGAAAAGAATTTTGCCGAAAAATATTGATTCCATTGCTTGATGATTTCCTTCATATTAAAAACAGAAAGAGTGATGAAATCTTTATTAAAAATGCTGTGTTTTCAAATAAATTTACATTTTCCGACTGCCATATTATTGATTTTGTGCCTTTGAAGGATGTGGTAAAGAAATTAGAGAATATAAATTATACAGGACTTCTTGTTGGAGCAGAAGGATTTAATGAAATTGTGTTGAGAGAGTATATTCATCCGAAATTAAACTTTGGAGAAATATATAATGGCATGGCTCTTCGTCCGGAGTTTAGAGTATTCTATGATTTTGATAAGCAGAAGTTGTTGTATACGGTGAATTACTGGAATTATCAATACTGTGAAGAACATTTAAGCGTAGAGGATAAGGCTGTATTTTCAAATGCTGAAGCACAGTTAAATAAATACTTTAAACAGCATGTAGACGAAGTTGAAAAATTGGTTATTGAGCATATGCCTCGTGCATGGCTTGAAGGTAAATGGAGTATCGACATTATGATGAATGATGAAAATGATTTCTACCTTATTGACATGGCTCTAGCAAAAAACTCAGCGTATTGGAATCCAGAACATGAAGGTAAAAGTAATGAGTAGGAATACACTGTCACGCAAGGCGGTGATTCATAAACTGCTTGAGATAAAGCAAAGTTTTAGCCTTCCACTGAGCAAACAAAAGGCGATTTACAAGGCGATAACTGATGTTAATTACAGGATTGCTGATGATTGTAAGGTTGAAGAAAAGCCAGTAAATATGTTTGTAAATTACGGCGATAAACCGCATGAACTTAAGACTATCATGCTTAAAATGTATGTGTGCCCAGCGTGTGGAACTGGAATTAGGGAAGTGAATTATCATGGTATGCTCAATAAACCATTTCCAAAATTTTGCTCTGAGTGCGGCAAGGCATTAAAAGCACCATCATAGGAGTAATAAAAAAGGACTGCCCCTCGCAAAAGCAGTCAAGAAACAATGTATAACCTATTGCTAATTATAGCATAGGAGGAAAACAAATGGTAGAGATAACAACAGAAGAAATTGGCTACATGAAAAAAATCTTAGAGTGCTATTACTTTGCACAGGATCAGCAACAGAAAGAATTACATAGTGCTCTTGAACTTCAAATGCTGCTTGAACAGGAATGCAAAGTGTCTGGTATGTCTTATGATAGCTATGGCAATGGATGTTCAGTGAGCTTCCCAGAAGGCTCATATTTGCAACAATTGAGTATCGAAATCGCAACTCATGATGTTGAGGCTAAACGCTGGATGCAGAAGTTTAAAGGTCTGGACAAGACACACAAGATAAATTACCGCCTTAACCGGCTTCCAAAAGACCAGAAAGAAACCCTGCTGAACGTATACCGCCGTGGTATCAGCGTGTACAAGCTTGCAGAGAAGGCTGGAATAAGCACTCAGGCATATCATGATCGTATCAATACAGCAATCCGGCATATGCTGAATGTAGAATAGAAAATCATAATCTCAATAGAGAAAGTAGGCTAGGTGACTGGTCTGCTTTCTTGTACAAATTTTTCAGGAAATTTTCGCTGTTGCGTGGCAGGCCGGAACAGTTTTTACCTATTACACCCCCTTTTCCCTAGCGCATAGGGGGTACACACATATTTTACGAAAACCCTTTATTTAAGGCGTTTTTCGTCATTCCAAAAATTCGAAATTCCGTGAAAAGTTGTTGACTGGATAGCATAATGTAGGTGCAAGGCAGGAGATACCAAACCAATGACCACGAATCATTAACCTGTCTTGCATCATCCAGAAGGTGACAGAAAATCCTTAGTATAAAGCCGTTACAAAATCCCGGGACGTGCGGACATTATACAAGGAGGTGACGCCATGACACAGCTTATCAAAGAGCTGTGGCTGCTGATCAATGCTATAGTTAGATTGATCCAGACAATAAAAAAAGAAGGCTAACCCACGACAGCCGCCTTCTGGTTCTATTTTAAACCATATTGCCACTATTGGCAAGGAGGAAAGAAGAATGACAATTAAAGAATATGGTAAAACGATGAAATCGGTAAAATATCCATGTCGTAATTGCGTTTACTTTGGTGCCTGTGGAGAGAGCAGCAGAACACAGCCATGTGCTGGCAGAAAGACAAAACGAGAAGGAAAGACAGGAGGAAAATGAAAATGAAATTAAAAACTACTAAGAAAAATGTAAATAACAGCTTTAAATATGTTATTTGTGTAAGTTATTGCGAATTGCAAAATCTTTTAAATTATGAAAATCCCGTTGCATATACTGTACGCCGTGAAGGGTGGGCGGCTGATATTTATGACTTTGGTAATACCGCTATTGTAACAGGATATGCTCCATTTGGGAATATTCGGCCGGATTACGAAATCTGCAAAAAGTATGAAGAGAAAGCAAAAAAAATGAGCTATATTCACATTTTTGAGGAGAAGAAAAAAGAATTACAAAAACTCATAGTGGAATTTATTTGGGAGGTAACACCATGAAAACACTGTATCAACGACTTGTCGAGGTCATGAAACCAGAAGAAATCGACCATCACAGCAGTGACTTGTATGTAAAGATAACAAAGGAAAGCACACGAATCATTGACGAATACTATGCAGAACATCCAGAGTTACATAAACATATGTTTGTAAGTATTTTTGAATCAAATATACCACCTCGTTGTTTGTGGTATGATATCGCATTTGCATATGACCCATTTTGGGAGGAGGCGAGCAAAAAATGAATAAATCTAATGTGGTAGCCGTTTACGATGCATCAGCGCAAGAGATATCCATTGATTACAACGGATCTAATTATCTAATCGTATTTGGTGAGCATGTAAACGGCGGATATTTTGCAATTATAAATCATGGTGTCTGCGGGGATCTGGCAGGGTTAAAGGATGTTGGTTATAACGCCGAGAGTATTGGCAATGCTGTTAAAAATTATGATACCGGAAAGGTTCTGGCGCTTGCTATTGCAGCGTTTGCGGAGGTGTGACATGCCATTGCAAAATATCATATTTATCTATGTGTTTTACAGAGTATGCCGCCTATTGTGGGAGGCAGGGACGGAAGGAAAAGGAAATGAAAGATAAAGTGTTAATGGCTGCCGGAATCGTCATTGTAGCGGTTATCAGCTTTGTGACTGGATTATATGTGCAGCGTGAGCGTATTGCTCACAACGCTGTTGTGACCTACGAGGAGCGCAATGGCACTGCATGGGTTTATATGTCTATTGATGGCAATGTGTACGCATACGACCCCGTAACGGGGCGCAAGGAGGAATAAAAAATGGATAATAAAGTGATGACATGCAAGAGTTTAAAAAGTAATGGTGTAAAACTATTTGAGCGTGATAGGTATAACGACGGCCTGTATATCGGCAGTTATACATATTACTACTGCCAAGGTGATAGGATATTCTGCCACGAATATAACCGTAATGATCTCACTTACACAGGTGGGGAAAACTGCTGCTATCCTGTGGTTGTTGATGCAAGCAAAGAAGATAACTGGTTTGAAATAATAACATGTGATATTAGGGATTTATCTATATTTGATAAAATCAATGATATGATGGATTACGTATCCTACCATTACGATATGGCATGGGATAAATTAAAAATTGAGTTATTAGCAATTTTGGGATGGGATGTTAAAAATGATTAAAGTAATTTTTAAAATAATGGGATGGTGCATCCTGGCACCTGTAGCTATCGCCGTTGGTATGCTGCAATGGGTCTTGAAATCTTACAAATAGTCGGCCTGATCTGGTCGGCTTTATCTTTTGTGGTATAATATAGGAGGTGATAGTATGAAAAAATCAGATTTAAAAGTAGGAAATAAAGTGTATATACATTTTTCTTATGGCGCCAATGATTATTGCAGCGAGGAAATTATTTCAAGGGTTGGAAACAAATATGTAGAAGCAGGTGGAAGGAAATATTTCATTGATAGCGGGGAAGAGTATAGCAGCGTTTTTTCTGACGGAAAGTTATATCTTACAGAAAAAGAAATGAATGAAGATATTGAAAGAAATAAACTTATTTATTTTATTTTTAGACACTTTAATGATATAAGAAACATTAGGGAATTGTCGTTAGATCAACTCAATATTATTAAAGAAATTATAGAAAAACACAGTTAATTATACTTGATTCATCAAGTTGACAAATCTTCAAAATTGTGTTATTCTTTGGCTAAGTTATAAAAGGCAGTGCTCTTGTGAGTGCTGCTTTTTTTGTTACTCTCTGGTTAAACAGCTCTTAGATAGCTTTAAAACAGTGATGTATAGAGTATATAGCTACTACCTAGGCTAATAGTTTTTTTAAAGATTTAAAAGCTTTAAAAGATCTTTAAAAGATTAAAAGATTTAAAAAAAGAAAAATAACACAAAAAGAAAAAAAAGTGAGGTGAGAACATGGAGAAGCACTACAAAGGGTTTTACCAGTATTGCAAAGGCAGAGCGTTGAAGGATATTGCCAAGGATTTAAACACCACTGAGGGTACTGTTAAAAGCTGGATGACTCGGTACAACTGGGTTGATAAACGTAACTGCTGTAGGGCAGAGGATGGATCGGTGGATCTGGAAAAAGCCAGAGGATTCCTTAAGGGGAAAGGTAATGTGGAGCCAGTGCATAGATGGGAAGCTGTAGAAGAAGACCAAGGCAAGAAGACTCTTAACGACATGTTAGCAGAATCACCGCACGATGATGACTTCAAGCTGTTTGTACAACAGACATTAACTAATTCAGTACGTAGTCTAGGAGTATCTAAAGCTACTACAGATTATGAATGTCAGTTGCGTATAGTAGAGTATTTTAAAACATGTATTCACGATGGTTATATACCAACAATGGAAGGTTTATGGCTATGTTTAGGTATAGGTCAGACTTGTTTCTATGACTGGTGTAACGGAAAATCGGGAACAGTTCGTGCGGAGCTATTACAAAATGCAAAACTTTGTATTCACGAGTTCAACACACAGCTAGCAATTGCGGGGCGTATGGACAAGGTTTTATACATGTTCATATCCAAGAACCGGCAGGACATGAAAGACCAAGTGGACACCGTAGTAACTCACAACAACGTGCTTGGCAGCACAGCAGATAAAAACGAGATAGCAAGCCGTATAGCTGAGCAAGCTGACAATCTGCCGGAAGATGGCTGATAAATAGCTGATAAATGGCATGATGTTAATAGATACTTAACAAAAAACACGATAAATAAATGCTTTATAGCTGTTTTTGTTAGCTTATATGCTTTGGTTTGTTAGCTTATAAAGGCTACGCGTTAACATGCTGCATCCGGTTCTGTGGTAGCTTGCTTCATGGATCAATCCAGCTGATCAAAAGGCATGACCCCACCCCCTCCCTATAGGCCAGAATGCATATACCCCCTTCTCAGTCCCACCACCAAATTTTTCGTAAAAAGGCGCATACTTTTCTCTCTATTTTAGCCCTTAAAATCTCCCATTTGAGACCTACTTGGTGTATACTTAAAACAGCAGGAAAAAGGTGGTAAATTGCATACACGGCTATGCATACTGATAGGAGAGGATTTCTATGATATTTGAACAAAATGAATTATGTGAAATATATGTAAACCTTTTTAATTGGCTTGCTGGTCATTCTTCAGGGAAAAGCCACGCTTATAAAAGTTACCATAACAGTATGGATAAAAAAATATGGAAGCCATTATTCTCTAAAATTGAAGAAATCCAGATTAAAGAGACAAAAACAAAAGAAGAAATTGATTTTTTAGAAAAAGTGATATATAGAGGTGATATGCATAGGTTACAAATCGCAAAAAAAATGAAGAACGGATATATTGACCGTAGAGAAAATTATTTTTCATGGTCTAAAACAATTAATGGTGTTACAGCAAAACCACTTTCATACTGTGGTAATTGTCTACATATATTAGCTAACACAAAAAATGAATATGCGTTTGATGTATTTGGATTCTTATATCATATTATTACTTATAGATATAAATTTATGCCATCTCAAGATTACGATATAAGAATTTTATGCCGGTACGAGGAGGAAGAAGAAATAGTATTCCCTGTTGCAAAAAATACTATAATTTCTGTAAGTATTGAAAATGTTAAAGATTTAAGCAAATATCCTAATAATAATTTGATTAAGGAGAATGAATGGTTTAGAAAGTAATAAATACTATTCAATCACAATTTATGTAGAAATAAAGCGGGAACACTGGCTCATCGGTGATGCGGTGGGTGACGAAGCGTTAAGTGTTGGTGTACAAGAGGCGGTAAGGTACACGTTAGGCCTTTGATTGCGGGAGCTGCATTAGTGCCAACATAGCGGCCGTAGCGCCGATGGTAGACTGAACGCCTATCAAGGAAGCGTACCACTCAGTCTTTTTTTATGGCTTATACTTGGTATCTGAAAATCTTTTGGAGGCCATGCTTTCGGCAACAATCTTCCATTGCGCCGGATAGTAACCAAGGCATGAGAGTAGCAGGAATGGAAGCTGCAAACTCTTTAATGGGGTATCGTTACGAATTTGGAATCGCATATATAACGATGCCTGCCTATCAGTGATGATGACTTGGCGGTTCAAGGAAATTAGCTTGATAGGATTATTTGTATCAGTGGCGGAATAGGTAGACGCATAGTATAACAACAGCTTGCGTGGTAAAGTACACGAAGAGTATGGCGAGATGCATTTCGACTGGTGCATTATGCAAGGTGCAAATCCCTGCCTGGTACAATTTATCTGATCCACGAACGTGGAAACAGGATCGAGAACGCATTGCGTTGTCTGAACAGCGGTAAGGAATCTTACGGGACTTACTGCGGCCGTGGCGGCAGGCTGAAGACCGTTGCTCTGGAGTGTATGCTGAACGCTATCCCCTCTACGGCAGGAGGAAAAGCCAATTATAAAGCACATAGAAGCCGCCCGATATATGGGAACCGGTTGTACATGTGCTTTTCTATTTGCTCAATTTGATAGATTTCATAACCTCGGCATAAGGGGAATCGCTTACTGAAACCGGATGCCAAAGACGATAGCAGACAGTCACCGGCTTAAAATCTGCACATACACGGAAAAAGGGAGAGAACCTCCCTTTATATACCTCTGGTGTAAAGGAAACATAACGGTCTCCAAAACCGTTGCTCTCAGTTCGATTCTGAGGAGGTATGCCAATATTTCCGATTAGCCAAATGGAAAGGCAATGGACTTTGAATCCATGAGTTCTGGTTCGACCCCAGAATCGGAAACCATTTAACACTTCTGAGCGGTTGTATTTGAGATTAAAGTAGCCAAGCATCAGATAGGCTTGCTTAAATACGTAGAACGATACCACGCTCATTCGTATACACGGTTTCACTCAAATAATAGAGTGATGTGGCAGTACATGGTTTTTCTCCTCCAACTTGCGTAAATATACCTCCCTTTCTGTTTTTATCCTTTATGTTTATGTACTGCAAAATACAAAAAAGCTGCACAGTACCTATCGCCTTGTCTGTGTTGCAAATCATTAACATTTTTTTATATCCCTTTTCATGCTATATTATTATAGAAAGGGTGGATGAAAATGATTAAAGAATTTCTAAATTGTTTAACGGCAAATCAACAGCCGAAGTATCACGTATCAGAAGAAAGGGATATTACATTAGATAGAAAAAAGATAATTTATTTAGTTAATCAAATTGAATATTTTACCAACTATAGAAAAGAACGTTTCTATATAGCGATTTTCCTTTTTGTTTTAGTAGCATTAGAAATTGCCATGGTTATTGTGAAATATGAGGTCATAATAAGGGTAATGGAAAGCATAATGGCTCCTCTGATAATATCAGGAATGATACTCTATATGGAAACTAAAGGTGATTCATACATTGCTCTAATGAATTATGAAAATGAATTATATGATATATGTGAATACATAAGGTTAAATGATAGCCTAAAAGAAAATGAATATTATATATTATTATATATCAATACGAATAAAGAGAAATATACAAGAAAAAATCCATTTGATGCAGATAAAGCGAGAGGTTTAAAATGAAAGTGAGATGATGGTGATGAAAGTCATGTATTATATGGAGGTTAAATGAAGACGATTGAATTAATTAACATCCTTCTTGAACAACGTGACTGCAAAAGATACCAAAATCTGGATGATTTATTTGAACTTCTACGAATATATGAGCCTGAAGACATGGTGCATGCACACCGGCTTAATAAGGTAGTTCGTGATGTGTCTGTAAAGCAATCAAAAAATGCATTTTTACCAATATCAGAGAGAGAACGTTTCATACAACTGTATAAGCGTTCTCTTTTATTTGATGCGCCGATAGATTTTGATGCGTATTTGCTTTATGTAGAATTTGATCGGGACCCAGATAAACGATTCTATTTGCCACGGCGAAAAATACTAAAGGATAAGCTTATTCGGCACCTTCAGGACTTAGCCGATGATGTGATAGACATATTAACGATTTCAATGCCACCAGGTACCGGTAAATCAACTGCCGGTATTTTCTTTTTATCATGGCTAATGGGAAGGAATCCAGAAAAATGTAATCTAGCATCTGGTCATGCTGACGGATTGACCAGAGGTTTTTATGATGGTGTTATGTCTATAATCACTGACCCCGAGTATCTTTGGCACGATGTGTTTCCCGATGTTCAATTGGTCAATAAAAGTGCAAAATATGAAACACTTGATTTGGATAAGGTTAAGCGATTTCCTTCGTTAACTTGTAGAGCTATAGATGGATCCTTGACTGGAGCAACACGATGTGAAGGAATACTTTATGTCGATGACCTTGTATCCGGTATAGAGGAAGCTTTGTCTATTGATCGTATGGACAGGCTGTGGATGAAATACTTTAATGATTTGAAGTCACGTAAGAAAATGAAGTGTAAAGAACTCCATATAGCAACACGATGGTCTGTACATGATCCTATCGGTCGGCTTGAAAGAGATAACGAAAATAATCCTCGAGCAAGATTTATTTGCATTCCAGCTCTGGATGAAAATGGTGAATCCAACTTCAATTATGATTTTGGCGTAGGCTTTGATACTGAGTATTTCAAAAACATTGAGAAAGATATGGATGAAGTATCATTCTTGGCGCTTTATATGAATCAGCCTATTGAGCGTGAAGGACTACTGTTTCCGGAAAAAGAACTCCGGTATTTCAATGGGATACTTCCGCAGATTAAACCAGATTGTATATATTCCGCATCTGACGTTGCGTGGGGCGGTGGAGATAGCTATTCACAACCATTTGGTTATCAGTTTGGTGAAGATGTATACATCCCTGATTGGATATTTGATAAAGGCGATAAGACAGTGACAAGACCAAGAGTAATTGGCAAAATGTCGCTACATAAACCACATCTATCAAAATTTGAAGCAAACAATGGTGGCCATGAGTATTCAGATAAAGTGGATGAAGAATTGAGGAAGATTGGCGTTCATATGAATATCACATCGGAAGTGTCTCCGAGCAATAAGTCAAAGTTATCAAGGATAATCAGATGGGCACCGGATATAAAACGCTTCATCTTTGTTGATAAAGCCAATAGAAGTAAGGAATACGACAAGGCAATGAAAGAATTGACAACATTTCTTCAGACAGGGAAATCACCACATGATGATTCTCCGGATAGCCTCGCTATGCTGGCAGAATTGATATATGAAGGTGGAACAAGTTATGAAATCGGTGATAGGCCGTTTTAGAAAGGAAAATTGTATGAAAAAGAAAAGCAGAGAGATTAGAGCAGCGCCGCCTGCACCATGCAGTAAGAAAACAGAGTGCAAAGGTAGAGTATGCAGCAATCCGGCATGTGAAGACTGGCGCATCTATAGAAACAAGTATTTAATCAAAGGGTAAGTAGGCACTATATGTGCTTTTTTATTACCAGAAGGGAGGTGGATGGATGATAGAGATAGAATTGTTTGGCAGACAGGAAATATTCATACCACGGCAAGAAATAACGGAAGAAACACTTCCTAAAATATTGGCAAGGGCAATGGCTATCCATTCTACCAATGCAGCGCAGATACATTATCTTTGGAATTACTATAAGGGAAAGCAACCTATTCTTGAAAGAGTAAAGAGAGTACGACCCGAAATATGCAATAAGCTAGTAATTAATCATGCATATGAAATCATGAATTTCTACATGGGATATGTTTTTGGTGATCCTATCCAGTATGTGCAGCGAGGAATACACGGTGCAAAAGAAGGATACTCTGATGTAAACAATGTATCTATGCTTAATGAGCTTATGGCTGATGATGATAAAGCTTCAAAAGACCGGGAGTTAGGTGAATGGATGCTTGCCTGCGGTGTCGGATACCGGATGACAATGCCGGCAGTTGATGACGATGCAGTATTTGAAACTGAGATATTAGACCCTAGAGTTACATTCGTTGTGAAGGATACTGGCTTTGGTAAGAAGCCTTGGCTTTGTGTGACATTTAATAAAAAGATGAACAAGGGATTTGAGTATTATGAAATGTTCGGATATACCAAGGATGTGTTCTTCGCCTGTGAGGAATTCAATTCCACGTTTCGGAAGTATCGAATTGTAAATCATGTCTTAAACCGTTTACCTATTGCTGAATATCCGTTAGGTACCGTCAGGCTTGGCGCTTTTGAACCGGTGCACTCTATTATGAATGCTATTAACAATATGGAATCAAATAGAAGTGATGGTGTTGAACAAAAAATTCAAAGTTTCTTAAAATTTTTAAATTGTGATATCGTCCCAGAAAAATTCGATGAATTCAGGGAAAAAGGCATGATAAAGATTAAGGTTCCACAAGGTAGTAGAGGCGATGTTGAATATGTAGAGGTTGATTTAAACCAAACGGATTCACAAATATATGTAGATTCCTTATACCAAAAAATGCTGCAAATTGCAGGTGTACCAGACAGAAATGCTTCTGCCGGGGGAAATACCGGGCAAGCACTTATTATCGGTCAGGGATGGTCTAACGCCGAAGCTAGAGCGAAATCCATAGAACTTTCATTCAAGCGTAGTGAAAAGCTGTTTTTGAAGATGGTACTGAGAATTATCCAGGATACGTTGAATGTAGAGCCACAATTAAGGCAGCTGAAACTTTGGGATATTGATATCAAGTTCACACGAAATAAAACGGACAGCATACTAGTTAAGGCACAAGCGTTACTTAATCTGCTGGAAGCAGGAGTGCATCCACGTATTGCATTTACTATTTGTGGACTGTTTAACGACCCAGAGCAGGCGTATGTTGATTCACAGCCATACTTAAATGCCAAGTGGCTAAGAGATTTGAAGACGAATGTACAAGAAGGCAATATCAAAAATGAAAATGATGTATTGCCTAAACTTCCGGTAACCGGATAATGACCTGAATAAGTCATTACGAAAATAAACTGTTCATTTTTTATTGGTCTTTTACTGCTAGACCTAAAACAAGAAGACGTCAGGAGATGGAGAACTCCTATAAAAGCCTAGATGGAAAGGATTGAGTAATTATGACAAAAGAACAATTATTAGCTGCCGGGCTTACAGAAGAACAAGCAGACAGTGTACTTGCAATGAGGGGAAGCGAGTTGACAAATCTTAGAAACCAGATTTCTGATTTAACACAGCAAAATACGCAGTTACAGGCTGATTCTGCTGAATTAGCAACCTTGAAACAGCAGAATTTAACAGCAGAGCAATTACAGCAGCAGGCCATTGACGAAGCTAATGCTGAAAAAGAAAAATATCAGAAGATGGCAAATAAACTGGAAGTTGAAAAAGTCCTGATTACTGCCGGCATGCAGGAAGATGATTATAAGGATTTTATCGACGGTATTGTTACAAGTGATAAAGATGCATCTGTATCTGTAGCAACAGCTATGGCAACGACCTTTAAAACAAAAATGGCGGCCGCTGAAGCGCAGGCAAAGAACGATCAGCTGAAAAATACACCACGCCCAGATGGCGGAGATGGTAGCAACGGAGAAACGAAACCAAAAGATGTTCAGTTGGCAGAACAACTGGCTCAAACCGCTAATACGCAGGGTGGATTCACAGCATATTTGAAAGGAGAATGAAATAATGAAGGTGACTTATAGAGAGTTTGGTAGTGGAATCAACGTAGTAAGTAATGAGCATTTTGTTGCTATTCCATATCATGTTGATTTTAGCGAAGTAACAGAAATAGCGTATGGTGAAGTAAAAGTAGTTAAGGCAGGAACACCAATGGCAAAGAATGGCATCAAGGCCACGGTAACAGAAGGAAAATCAAACGCTATCGGTATACTGATGCATGATGTGTATGATGATAACCCAAATACTTCATTGATAGTACATGGTTTTGTCGATAAAGCAAAGGCAGAGAAAAATACTGGTGAGACTTACGATGAAGCTACACTGGCGGCATTGCCGATGATTCAACTTTTATAGGAAAGGAGATTGAAAAAAATGAGATTGATTGATGTATATAGCGCCAAAGCGTTAGCAGCTTATTTTACGCATGCGCATAGTAATGACAGACCATATCTTGGACTGACATTATTTCCGAGAAAGAAAAAGATGGGATTGGATTTAAAATGGATCAAGGGATATAAGGGGTTGCCTGTACCACTGAACCCAAGCGCATTTGATACGAAATCAAAAGGCAGAGGGAAATTGAAAATGCAGGATGTTAGCACACAGATGCCTTATTTTAAGGAGCATGTAATGGTTGATGAAGAAGATGAACAGGAAATCTTACGTGTTACTGAGGCTGGCGATCCGTATGCTCAGCAGGTACTTGACCACATCTATACTAAAGCAGATGATTTAATTATTAGCGCAGATGTCGTAGCTGAACGTATGATTTGGATGCTTCTGGCAGCAGAAAATGGTAAACCTGGTATTGATATCACAGCTGATGGTGCGAGCTATCAGTATGATTATGATGAATCTGGAGAGTACAAGGCAGAGCACTTTGTGGAATTGACAGGCACAGATATGTGGAGTGACCATGAAAATTGTGATCCTATTGCAGATGCTCAGATGGTAATTGATAAAGCATTGGCAAAAGGTGTTATTCTTAAGGCAATGGTCATTAGTCCTAAGACGATGAGTAATCTTGTTAAAAGTAAGAAAATTGCTTCATATATCCTTGCTCAGAACTCAACAGCAAACATTTATATGAACAAAGCCAGAGTCAAAGAAGTCTTTAAAAACGAACTCAATATTGAAATTATTGTTTATGAAAAGCTCTTTAAAGACTATGATGGCAAAGACAAGGCATATTACCCTGATACGATGGCCACATTCTTACCAGAAGGCGCTTTAGGTAATCTGTGGTATGGAACATCCCCGATTGAGCGAAAGGCGTTGGGATCAAAAGATGCCAATGTATCTCAGGTTAATACTGGAGTAAACATTATGGTAACTCAGGAACATGATCCTGAAAATACAAAGACAGTGGTAGATGAAATCGTATTGCCGTCATTTGAATGTATGGATTCAGTATATTTGCTGAAGCATAGTGCGTAGGAGGTAAATGAATATGGGAAGACCGACTAATGCTGAAATCGCTGCAAAGAAAGCCGCAGAAGAAGAAAAACGTAAAGCTGATGCATTGGCTCAGCAAATTAATGGTGCTGAAGAAAGCGAGAGTGATTATGCTAACAATGCAAATCCTGATGTCGCTCAGGATGACGGTAAAAAGGTTCCGACTGACCTGCCAGAAGATAAACCGGAACCGGTAACCGCAGAACCTGTAGAAGATATGCCAGAATCAACTATCACAGCGCCTACTTCTAAAGCAGATTATGTAACATACGATCACACGGTCAAAGTAAACGGAAAATTCTACGCAACTGGTGAAAAAGTACCAGTACACTAGGTTGGTTCATGATGACCTATGATGAGCGAAAGCAATTACTCTTCCGCCGGATAAAGGATGGTCTTCCTGCTGATCTGCTTGTGAATCAAGGAGATGTCATGCCATTGAGCATTGACACTCCTTTGGTTCCATTTAATGCTGAATTGAGTCAGTATCTTGATGATTTAATGCTCATGGCTAGAGAAATCATCTTTGAAAACCAGTATCCATTTGACGATCAAGAGAGACCGGCTGATGTCATGCCAAGATATCACATGTTGCAAATACGTATCGCTATAGAAATCTTTGTTAAAGAAGGGGCGGAGGGAGAAATCGTTCATTCTGAAAGTGGTGTATCCAGAACTTACACAAGTTCTGATATATCACCTGCACTTTTGAATCAGATAACTCCTATGTGCAGCGTATGAGGATGTTGAGCAGAAACAAGCAGCGGTTATATATTGCATCACAAATTATGGATGATGAGCTTGTGGATTCACATGGAAATCGACCATTTGATAAACCGTTTTTATTTTGTGAAAATCTGGCCAGTGTAGATGGGAAATCTGAAAAAGAAGAATATGGTGATCGTGTGAGAAATATGTATAAATCGGTTGTCATGCGTAAGAAGTGGGAAGGCAGCATCAAAGAAAACGATGTAGCATATCTGGATGGCATTACACCGGATGGAGAAGCTCAGAACGGTGCACATGCAAATTATCGTGTCGAATCCGTAAGAAACACATCATTGAACATGATGACTGTTTATTTTGATAAATTGCCGTAAAGAGAGGGGTAATGCAGTGAAATTGGTAAATGTTAAGAATCCGAATGTTGAAATTGATATTCGTGATTATCTGGTGCCGGACTATCTTGGCACCCATGAATGGAAGTTGCCTGATAAAAAGGTGAATAAGAAACAGTCAAGCAAGCAATTTGATATTCAGAAGGATAAGAAAGAAGATAAGTAATGTCTGTAATCAAAAGACACTTTCAAGTCAATTTGAAAGGTATGAAGCTCATGCAGAAGAAAATTGATAATCTGCAAAATGCTATGCCACAACTTGGACAAAGATTCATAGAAATGTCGCTTGATTATCTGTATGAGAGAGCTGCTTATTACATTGAGTCTTCTACTGGCAACGGTGGATATGAACCAACTGCTGAATTATTGGCTGGCTTGAAAAGGGATTATGAGTTAGGGAAAGTGTTTAATGACTGTGTTCATGCAGCTTGGGTTGAATATGGTACTGGAATGATTGGCACCGGTACACATCCAAATCCTCCGACCGGTTATCAGTATGATGCCAATGCACATGGGGAACAAGGTTGGACATATCCAGGTGAAGATGGTAAGTTTTATCATACTCAGGGATTATCAGCACACCGGTTTATGTATAACGCTATTACTGATTATCGAATGAACTATAAAAAGATTTTCAGCAAGGCGTTCAACGAAGTTGTGGGAGGTGCTATCTAATGAATCAGGAATATTTTGATATCGTCTTCCAAGGATTGAAAGATCATATCAAAACACATAGTGAAATTAAGGCAAAGGTATTAGACAGGCCGAATACGGAGATATATCCAAAAATCGTTGTTACTGAAATAACTAATACTTCTACGTTAAATCTGGGTAGGATGGAGTCATATTCGTTATTGGGGTATGAAATAGGTATTTACGCAAAAAACGCAACTATCAATGGTAAGGCTATGGATGCCATGGATATTGCTCGCTATCTACAAAGCGTAGTGGCTGATTATATGGATTATGAAATTCATATGAAACGAGCAATGACCGACTATAAAGATAACATTGATAATTCGCTGTACTGTATCATCATGCGGTATAACGCAAATGGGAGCGACTATCGAAGTCGCTTCTTTTAAGGAAAGGAGTTCATTATTATGAATAGTTTGGATTTTGGAATTCAAAAAATGACAGAACGCTTTTTTTCAGGAATGGGTTCATGTCTTTGTTACAAAAATGAAAGTGGTAAATTTTCTGTTCTAGTATTAACAGAAACGGTACCGGCTTTTGCTTCAACACCTGAAGCTATTGAAGCAAAATATACTACTTCTGATACAACAACAAAAATCGAGGGTATGAAAACATTGGAGGATAAGGAATTTGAATTTTTTGTTCACCGTGATTCAATCAATCGTCTAGAGAAACTTAAAGGTAAGGAATTAGAATTACTGCGTGTTAACGCTGATCTAACTGGTGAACGTGTCAATGGTACATTGTCTTATACTATGTCTGATAGTCAGAATGGCGAAGCTCAAAAAGGTAATATCAAGATTACTCCTACGGACTATATTGGTTATGTTGAGAATGTATTACCTCTGGTACAGGCTACTGTCACCTTTAAAACACCGATTGATTGGAAATGCGAGTTGGATAAAACGGATGGTACGTATACAAAGGATATCGAATTGAATTTTGCCGAAGGAACATTCACAGCTACAGTAAAAGATTCAACTATTGCTACAGCTGCTGTTTCAGATAATAAATTAACAATCACAGGTAAGGCAGAAGGCTCTACGATTGTTACCCTGAAAGCTTCTTGTGAAGGTTATGCTTCATGGGAAACTACAATCTTAGTTATCGTTCCAAAGGCAGTCGTAGCACCTGGATCGTAAGAATCGAAACAACAGCGCTCGGTCAATGCCGGGCGCTTGTAATTTAATAGGAGGAAAACAAAAATGAATATTTGGACATATAAGTATAACGGAAAGGACTATCCTTTCAAATTGACTCGTGCCGCTCGAAAGGCCATCAATGAATTACAGTTTAAAATCTTTGATGAATTGCAGAATCCTGAAATCCTGACAATGGCAGGTGAACTTAGTGAAATCCATCAGAAACTAAATGCTGCTAAAATGGAAGATAACAAGAGTGAAATAGCTCAGTATGAAGCAGAATTGAATGCTCTTTCTATCAAAATGATGCCACTAATGAAAGACTTTGTTAAGTTGCAGTCGAACGACATTGATCCTGAAGAAATTGCAGCTATCCTGCTGAAAGAAAATAAAGACCTGAAAGGGGAAATGACGGATCAGTTCATTGATGACATGTTCGATGATATGGTGAACACTCTTGGTATGGAGAAATTCGATGAAAAGATGGTTGAGATTACCGCTAGAGTTTTTACAGTAATCCAGTTACTGAAAGACAAACTGGAAGCAATCAACACTGTGAAAAAGGAGAAAACCAAGAATCCTCTGCCGATGTCGTAGTTTATAAGAGCTATGAAGAATACTGCTATGCAGTAATGATTCCAATAGCTATCGAAGCAGGTATGCCATTGGATGAATTTTGGTACGGCGAAGAAGAATTATTCTATTCTTATGTAAAGGCGTATCGTAATCGTGTCAATTACACGTCCTGGATGAATAATCTCTATGCCATGAAAGCATTAGAGGTTGTTGTGAATAATCTAATGCCTAACGCTGTAAATATTGGATTTGGTGGCGGAAAAATAACTCCGGTTCAATATTATGAGAAGCCAATTGACTTTGAAGCTGAAGCAGAGAAGCAGAAACCTGTTACTAAAGAAGACCTTGAATCAGAGTTTAGGCGGAGAATGAGTGTATTTTGATAGAAAGAGATATTCAGTATTTCTACTACCTGTGCTATGATATTGGTATCTAGGGAGGGCATGGAAATGGAAACAATAGAAATATCATTTGACAGTAAAAGAGGCAGCAACAAAATATTAAATGATATTGTGTTATTTACAGGAAAAACACATATTGAAAATTTATTTTATGGAGTATGTACATTCGATGTAAATAAATTAGAATATATTGCATTTTCAAGGAAATATATATATTGTAGATCATTAAACAAATTTAAAATTTCTGGAGAAGATGTCTTTTGTTTGATTATAGTTCCATGGATACAAATAAAAAAAGCAATGCTTTATTCTGGTCAAATCAATTTGATTCTGGATAACAATATAGTTGTTGCTTTATATCTTTCCAGCAGTGATACTAAAGTATTCTTATCAACCATATTGTTAGCCATTAATGATATATTGGATTATTCAGCATTTGAAATCATTAATGACACTTACAATGTGTTTAGAGCAAAAAGGGATAAAGCGTTAGGAAATATCCCGTATAAAGAACTTGGTATTAAAAATACATTTGTGATTGAACCAGATAAAGTGAAGGACATTAAGCAGGATGGCAGTAATGATAAAGCATCAAGCTATAATTATTGTCCTCATTGTGGTAAGGAGCTTGATTCAGCTTTTAGTTACTGCCCTTTCTGCGGAAAAGCAATATTGGAGCAAGAAGTGGAAGAAATTAAACAACGTACAGTGTATACAGCTCCTAAAATAAATAAGACTTCTACACCAACGTATAAAGCACATACTGTCTCTCCCAAAAAACAGTATAAAGCAAACAAAAAGGCAGGTATTGTCTCATGCCCTAAATGTGGTAGTACTTCCATCACAACGACAAATAAGAAAATCTCCATAGGGAAAGGTGTTGCAGGAGCCGCCGTAGGATCACTTGTTAATCCTGTTGGAACAATAGTAGGCGCAGCTGTTGGCGCTACACATAGTAAGAAAATATACAATGTCTGCATGAACTGTGGGCATAAATGGAAACCATAAAATAAAAGACCTCATTCGTTGGGGTCTTTTATTTACATCCAAGGATGCTGTTATTTTTTATAGAAAGGCAGGTGATATGAATGAGCGAAGAAAATAAAGTCGGATTTGAATTAGAAGTTGAAACCAGAACTGCACAAGAAAATTTAAAGGCATTTAATAAAGTACTTGGCGATTATACTAATATGATAGTTAATATGGCTACAAACAGTAAATCTATTAGCAACGTAACAAGAATGATAGAAAGGTTAGGAAATATTAGCACTAAGAGAGCACAGGATAATCTTAAAGATATAAGCAAAGTCATGCGAGATATGGATTCTGCTTTCAATACTGATATTTTCAAATTACTATCAGGACAGATTAACACAATGGATTTAGCTGCTAAATCGTTCTTAAAAACTGCTTCCAGATTCAATAAAACAGATATGTCAGGGTTAGAAAATTTCAATCTTAATCCAATCGTAAAGCAGCTAGATTTGATTAAGAATGCTGATGTATCTGCTTTGGATAAATTTAAAAGCTTATCAAGCTCCGTTAATGAAATCACATCAGGAATGAAACGATTGAATGATATGGAGATATCTACAGCCACAAATAATGGTCTTACTACTAAAATGAGTAAGATTACTGAAATGGTTACTCAATTCACAACCGCTTTTGAAAACGTTAAAACCGAAGGTGTAAGCGCTATTGTCAAAGCTTTAACTGAGCTTCCCAAGGCTATGCAGGCTATGGAAAAGCTTGACCATAGCAAGGTTGGCCAATCATTCGACACATTAACTCAGAAACTTCAAAAATTCTTGGCTGAATTAAGAGAGAGTTCTTCTGAGATTCATGCGTTTTCAAACATTGTATCCACACTCGGCAAGGGAACGAATACCAACCCTTTAACTAGTGGATTGCGAAATGTACAGCGTGAAATAAAAAATACCGGTACTGAGAGTGATAAAACAAATAGAAAATTGAGTAATATGCTTTCATTTGGGAAGGTCTATGCTTTTTACAACCAACTTCGCCATTATGGTACTGGTTTCGCTAACATGCTGAATAAAGCGATAGATTTTACGGAGATTGAGAACTACTTCAGCCGTGCCATGGGGAATATGCGTAGTGAGGCTATGAAGTTCCAGAATCAGCTATCTGACATGTACGGACTAGCAATGCCATCTATGATGCAGGCTCAGGCTACATTTAAAAATCAGCTCGGAGCGCTTGGTGATTTGTCTGAAGATATGTCATATATGCTGTCTGAGCGATTAACAAAAATGTCTCTTGACTATGCATCGTTGTATAATGTTTCTGTTGACTCCGCTGTTACAAAGTTTCAGGCTGCTCTGAGTAAGCAAGTAAGACCTATACGTAGCCAATCTGGCTATGATATAACACAAAGTGTACTAGGTGGAACGCTCGAAAGCATAGGAATCTATGACAGGCAGATACGTGATTTGAATGAAGTAGAAAAACGTTTAATTATCATCCTTACGTTACAGCAGCAAATGGCTCGATCAGCAGCAATGGGGGATTTTGCCAGGACTATCGAGCAGCCGGCAAACCAGCTTAAAATACTACAGCAGCAGATTGCCGAAGTAGGCCGTTGGATATCTGCTGTTTTTTATGGCGTGATTGGAAAGGTTTTACCGTATATTAACGGTTTTGTGATGGCGATAAAGTCATTGATTCAAATGTTTGCTTCATTCCTCGGCTATGAACTGCCTGATTCATCTGGATCTACAGGCAGTATTTTGGACAGCATGGATGATTCGCTCGGTGGCGTATCTGATGGCATGGATGATGTAAATGCAGGTATTGACGATGCCAATAAAGGATTAGATAGCGCAAAGAAAAAGACTAAGGAATGGAAGAATTTTCTTGCAGGTTTTGATGTTGCGAATGTAATCCCCGATCAAAGTACTGATGATTCTTCTTCAGGATCTGGTGGTGGAGGTTCAGGCGCTGGTGGTATGTCTATTGATCCACGATTATTAAAAGCGTTACAGGATATGGATTATATATTTGACAATATTAGAATGAAAGCTATGGACATTCGTGACCGGCTGCTTGAATGGGCGAGTATTCTTGGTAAGGTGGTTGATGATAATATCTTTGAACCTATCCGCAATAGTTGGAATAAATATGGTTCTGGTATATTGAAGAACATTACTGAAACCAGAGATAACATTGTGCATATTTTAGGCGGGGTTTTTGATGTTGTAGCAAAGAAATGGAAACCATTTTTTCAAGCTGCATCTGATTTGTTCTTTAGCCTACTAGATACAGCTTCACTTGTTACAGATACGATATCGACATTCTTCCGACATGTATGGGATTCCGGCGGTAAGTATTTATTTGAATCATTGTGGGATTTAGCTACAGCGTTTTTGGAATTAGCAACCAGTGTAAACGATAACTTTGTTAAGCCAATAATAAACTGGTTTAAAAGAAGTATTGCACCAGTATTCGGTGATCTTGTTGGCACTATTCTTAAAGGTGCAGGGAAGATTGTAAAAGGTTTTTCAAACGTTATAACATGGATAGCAAAATGTAAACCCGTAGTTGTTACTTTGGGATCAGCCTTTACAGCTTTGTTTTTGACGATTAAGATAGCAAAAATTGTAGAACTAGCAACAGCTCTAGGTGGAGCTCATAGTGTATTACGTACTTTTGGGGCTTTGGCTTTGCAACACAGTAGCACTTTAAGAAAATTATGGCAAGTATTCTCTGATGGTTATTCCAAAATAACAAATACAAAAAGTGTTTTAAATGTTTTTAATACTACTTTATTAAATACCAAAGCTGGAGAAGCGTTTAAAAAAGTGATGAATGGTATCGGCGATAAACTTCTCAATGTAAGTTCAAATATGTTGGAAGCAAGTGGGAAAGCAACATCACTAGGATCGACTATTATCGGTAAATTAGGAGCAGCATTTAGCTGGCTTGCAGCAAATCCAGTAGTGGCTGTAGTGGCAGGTTTAACTGCTGTAATAGCGGCCGTCGCTTTACTTGGTTCAACTCAAAAAGAGAAGAAGTATGAAATGGATGATTATTCCAAATCTGTACAGGATCAGATTAATGCTCTTGATGAATTGAAAAAGTCTATGGATGATGCTAAAGCTTCAACAGATAAAGAAATTTCTTCAAAGATGGCTGAATACAAACGACTTGAACAAAACGTAGATATATTGCGCCGTATGGCTGGAGAAACAGGCTATGTGGATAGTATCGAGCAAGCTAAGCAAAAAGTAGAAGCTATCAATAAGGAACTTCCGGGAACAGTAAAACTGACTAAAGAAGGACGTATTGAATGGCTGAAAACACCTGATGCTATTCAGAAGAATATTGATAAGCTTAAGGAAAAGGCCAGACAAGAAGCATATGAGAAGCTCTATGTTCAGTATATCCAAGCTCAGATTGAAGCAGAAGCAAAACAGGCTGAATCAAGGGATAAGTTGAATAAATTAAGTGAACGTAAACTTGAATTGTCTAAGCAGATTCAACAGGCAGCAGCTGATGGTGACAGTGAAAAACTTGGGAAATTGAGTGATGATTTAAACCAAGTGAATGCTGATTTAGATGGAACTGAAAAAGCTCTAAAAAAAGCGAATGATGCTGTAGATGCCGCAAAGAAAAAGCAAGATGGTCTTGATAAGACCTTAGGAAATGTTTCCTCTTCTACAAATGGACTCACTGAGGAACTTGGTAAATTCTACGCACAGTTTGGTTTGAGTGATAAAAAAGCGGCTGAGTTTGAAAAACTTGCTACTAAGATGAAAGAAACCAATAAAGTAATGGATTCTTGTATGAAGGATGGCAAGGTAATAAACAAGAAAGAGTATGACGATACAAAAAAGACACGGCAAAAGCTTGTTAAGGAATATGCAGAGAAAGCAAAAAAGTATAAGTTATCATCTAAAGATATCATTGATATTGCTAAAAAGAATGGTGTTAATTTATCCAAAGAAGAATTAGAGCAAGCTAGAAATTCTTTAAAGAATGCAGAACAATCAAAGAAAGATATTACTAAGGTCAAAAAGCAGCAGAACGCAGAGCTGTTATCGCTGTTAGACAAACTTGGCATTGACAAGGATTCTAAGCTTGGTAAACAGTATCAGGATGAACTGAAAAAGGCGCAGGAAAATGGTACGAAATCCGGTGAGGACTATATCAAGAATATCAAAAAGGGAATTAGCAATGGTGATATATCTCCAGATGCTCAGGCACAATGGAATAAAGGTCAGAAGATTTTCGATAATCCATTGACTGTTCTTGCTAAAGTTATGGGTGCTGATTCTGCGGGTAATAATGCATGGCAAACAATGAACAGGATACTGTCAAAAACAATATGGGGTAAAGCTGAGATTGGTAATAAATCCAATGCTGCATGGGATGCATATAATTGGTTTGATAGTTGGTTCAAGGCAGGACCACACACAATATGGGGGCAGTCAGCACTTGGAAATAAATCTAATGCAGCAAATGAAGCTCTTGAATGGTTCCAACAATATTTTAGGAAGCACCCTATTGAAGCAACCCTTTCTATTGTTTCCGGATCAATAGATTTAGCACTCGGAAAAGTCACAGGTTGGATGCAAAAAAAGGCTGAAGGTGGATTTGTTGATACTGGACAAATGTTTATTGCTCGTGAAGCGGGACCGGAGCTTGTCGGTACTATGGGTGGGCGTACAGCCGTTGCAAATAACGATCAGATTACATCCGGTATCTACAGGGCGGTTCTGCAAGCTTTACGTGACGGTGGTGGATTCCAAGACCGTGGAGGTGACTTATACATCACTATTCAGAATGAAGATGGTTCTAAGACCACTAAAATCATTAAGGACTACAAAAAACAAATGATATTTTCCGGAGGTAAAGGAGGTGTGCCAGTATGATAAAGACGGTTGATCCTATTCTGTATCTTGGCGGTGTTAAAGTCAAAGACCCTTCCAGTATTACGATTCAGCGTAATAAGCTATGGTCACAAGGCTCTGGACGGTCACGCAGTGGTAATTTCTGTGGTAAAGTACAGGCACTCAAATACCGTATTGATGTGCAGTGGTCATGGCTGACGGAGGCTGAAGCTGCTCAAATTTGCGCTTTACTTGAACCAGATTATATCGATGTGAAATTCCGTGATCCTAAAACAAAACAAATGAAAACGATTCGTGCATATGCTGGTGATGAAGTTTACAGCGTGTACAGTTATGCTATTGAAAAGGCAGTCTATGAGGGGCTGCCTATTTCTTTGGTTGAGAAATAAGGAAGGGGTGTCGTTTATGACAACAACAATTACTGAAAAAGAAGAAGTGAGAAAAACATTGAAATCAGAATCAAAAAATACTGACAGTGTTACTGTGGTGACTATGGAAGCATCAGTGACAAATATGGATTATAACACAATCAGTTATCATGTAAATATCGTGAATATTGCTGAATATGCAAAAGATAAGGTGAAGTATGATACTGATATCGCAGCCTTTAAGCAGCGTTACGATGAGGCTGTTACAGAGCTTGTGGTAATCACAGAAGGGAGTGTAGAATAATGAAGTTAAGAAGTGGTCAGCTTATTATGCTTATGAATGGATTGTCAAATGTGCAAACTGCAATCAGTCCAAAAGTCAATTATAATGTGAGCCGTAATAAGAAAATTCTTATGGATGAAATAAAAGAATATCAGGATGAAATCACAAAGTTGCAGAAGAAACACTGTAAACTTGATAAAAATGGTGAACTGGTAACAAAAGAAAAAAGTAATGAAATCACATTTAAGAGCAAGGAAGATAAAACGGCTCTAACTACTGCAATCAATGAAATCAATAATACAGAGTGCGAATTGCCAATCAGGATGATCAAGCTTGATGATATCTCTGTGTCTATTTCTCAGGCTGAAATGGATGCTTTAGAATTTATGATTGAAGAAGAATCTGATAAATAAGAGAGCGAGGTGGTGTAAATGTATAGCACCTCAGAAAGATATAAGAAAGCTATAGCAAGAGATATACAATGGTGGGAATCAAAGCTAGTCATAGACGGTACAGAGTATTTTGACTTTATGAAGTTGGATGGTAAGCTTGGGATTTGCGCTGAAGAACACCTTTCCTTCGGAGGAACTGTTTCTGGATACCTGGATGTACAGATTCCAGAAATGACTTCTTCTGTGCAATTTATAGGGCGAAAGGCCATTTATTATGTTGGATTACATCTGGAGGATTACAATATTGGTGAAGAACCAGATATTGAATGGATCAAAATGGGGGTCTACAACATTGTCGATCCTCAACTTAATGATGATGTCGTAACATTTACAGCATATGACAATATGTATAAGACACAGCAGGGATTTTTTAGCAGTCTTTCAAATAGTCAGCCTGTAGCGGCTGTTCTGAGAGAGCAATGTGCCAAGATAGGTATTATATATGCTGGCGGTGATTCTGGTGAATCTATCAACGTAGAAAAGCTACAGGGACTGCAAATGCGTGATGCTATCAGCTATATAGCATCATTTTGCGGTAAAAACGCAGTTATGGATCGTGATGGTAACTTGGAATTAAGATGGTTCTCTGCTGTTGAATTCACAGCAAATCCAGACATATGCTCACCAACATTCAGCGTTGGTCAGGCAGACACTATTGTTAGACGGATTACATGTGCTGTAGATGCAGAAACAAACCTGAACGCAGGCAATGATACTGGCAGTATAATCACTTTATCAAATCCATGTATGACACAAGCACAGCTGAATGCGATATACAACAAAGTGAACGGATTTTCCTACCGTTCATGTTCTGTGAATATCATTATGGGACATCCTGAGCTTGATGTAGGTGATATTATTTCTGCGCAAGACTTAGATGGATCCATTTATAAAGTGCCCATCATGATTATGGATATCATAGATGATAGTGGAATTCAACAGACAATAACATCTAGCGCAAAAACAGAGCAGCAAGAGCAGTATTCTTTTCAGGGGAATATCTTACAACAAGTACAAACAAATTACAGTGAGTACATAGCCACAAAGCGATTGCTTGCAGACACAATCATTGCATATGATGGTAAATTTGGAACCATTACTACTGATTTTCTTACTGTAAATCAAAAAATTACAGCACATGAAGGTGAGTTCAGTACATTTAAAGCTGATACAGCGGCTTTCAAGATTGCGACAGCTGAAGAATTTACAGCTATTCATGCTGCAATAGATAATCTGGATGTTAATACAATCAATGCAGCTCTAGCTAAAATAAACGTTATGGAAGGAAATCTAGCCACTATTGATACCATCATAAATGGCCATTTTACTTCTGATAGCGTTCACTCACTGATAATCAATGCAGAAAACACCGTATTCTCTAACTCAGTTATAAAGTCGGCCATGATAGACAGTGTAGCAGCAGATAAAGTAACAGCCGGTACGATCGATGCTAGCAGCATACACTTTAAGTCACAGTCTGGGCGGTTAGACATATACGGCGAAACCATCCAGATAAAAGATAACACAAGACCAAGAGTGCAAATCGGCAAGGACGCATCCGGAGACTACAACATGTATGTCTGGGATGCCGCCGGGAAGCTGATGTTTGATGCAACTGGCATCACCGCATCCGGTATACAGCGGCCAATTATCGTGGATAGCATGGTGGCTGATAACGCCAATATATCAGGGGATAAGATAAACATTACATCACTGGTCAAGGAAATCAACGATGGTACAGAGGTTATAAAGTCTAGCCATATTTTGGTGGATGGAGCTAACCAGTCTCTATCTGTGGTGTATAACACTATCACCGGTGATTTAAGTACATTAAGTACAGCATTATCCGTGGAGCAAGGCAAAATCTCATCATTGATTACCGATGTGTCACAGGCTAAAGGTGATGTGTCAACCTTGCAGACCAATTACAGTAGTCTTACGCAGACTGTGAATGGCATTAAAAGCATAGTAGGGGAGCATACCTCCACTCTGACAAGTGTAACGAGTAAACAGACACAGTTTGAACAAAGTGTAAATGGATTGACTGGCAGAGTGTCTTCAGTTGAATCCACTGCATCTTATACATCAACTAAGCTTAATTCTTTGGTTGCTGATGTTAACGGATTTAAAACAACAGTAAGCGATACATATGCGACCAAGGATACCGTAAATAACATAAGCTCAACCATCACACAAAAGGTGGATAGTTTATCAGTGGGTATCAAGGAATCATATAATCGAATAAATCTCATAGAGAATTCTGATTTTACAAATGATACAGCTTGTTGGAACAAATCATTAGCGTCGACATGTACAGGTGGCAGAGCAACGACATGGGGAAGCAGCACAGGGCGTGCGCTTTGGTTAGAATCCACTGCATTTGATGGAACTGCGAACAGTAACTGGTATCAACGTATAGACATAGGACGTAAGGTAAAAGGATTTTATATGTCCACTGAATTTTTGACAAATTCCGATTATGTGGCTGGGCCTACAAATCCACTTGCAACTTATATTATCAATATATATTATACCGATGGCACCAGAAGTTCAGGGTCTGTCAGAGATACATCCCATAAATGGGTGCGGATAGGCAAGTTTGTAGAGGTTGAAGATAAAGAAATAGAATATGTAAGAGTATATCTTTATGGTAGAGACTTCAAAGGACGCATAGCTTTTAATAGACCTTTCCTATGCGAAGCTAATTCAGCTATTGATCCATCTTACTGGGCGCCTGCTCAATCAGAAGTGACAGGCAATATGAGTGTTGTGATCAATTCTGGAGGATTACGTGTAAATAATGGAGCATTATCCATTTATAACAATGCTGGGAGTAGGGTACTGTATGGCGATACAAACGGAAATCTAACTATGACTGGGACGGTCACTGCCACATCTGGTAAGATTGGCGGGTTTGACATCGGAGCATTAAGATTGAGTGCACAAAACAATGGTAAATATACTGTAATGCAAAGTGCCGGGACGTATGCTTTTTATGCAGGAAGCACAGCAGAATCTATGACAGGTGCTCCATTTTATGTGACGCATGAAGGAAAGTTAAAAGCTGATAATGCATTATTGACGGGATCATTTACAAGTCTTGGAACAGAAAATACAAAGGTAGTAATAGGTAATGGGCGCATGGATTTGTTTATTAACAGTAATCATTGTGGAGGAATAGCATCATCTTACACTAGCAGTACCAGTAGAGGTATATTACTATCGGCTGATACTGGTGCAAAGTTTTTATCATTGGGACAAACAGATATTGACGGTAATAGCGGTGCATCATGGTACACACTGAATTTTGGCTTAAATCCATCAGGTTGGACGGAGCGGCATATATTTTTAGGGTCATCGAACTTTCCGGTTCAGCCTAAAAATGGAAAAGGTTATGTGGTCGTTTCTAATGTTACTGGAGGAGGTTTCCGCAATATTAGACAAATATATCATGGTCATCCTGATAGCAGCACTGATTATCTGCAATACGAAGATGTCACAGGAGCAGATTATTATTGCAAAACATCATGGGTATCTGATGCTAAACTTAAAGCAAATATTATGGATACTGATGTATGTGGACTTGATGCAATAAGGAGATTTAAGCATGAATCCTTCGTCTTTAAAAAGACAGGATTACGAAGATCAATAGGCTATATAGCACAAAATCTCCAAGAAATAGATCCGCAGCTTGTCGAGAATTTGGGTGGTACACTAGCGATAAATCCGGAAGTTGTCATACCGTATATCTCTAAAGCAGTGCAAGAATTGGATGCAAAAATTGTTTGTGCTGAACAAAATTATTTACAGAGTACACAAAATTTTCAGCAGGAGCTGCAAAAACGAGACTTTGAGATATCGCAGCTGCAGCACAGAATACAGCAATTAGAGAGTCGCTCATAGGCTCTCTTTAAATATGCTCAAAAGAGCGAAAGGAGAAGAAACATGGATATGCTTTACACTGTTTTACTGGCAGACCTCAGCATGGTACTGGTCTGCTACGCTATTTTACTACTGGCTTTTGCATCTAACGTGGTGCTGAGCCTTTACCACAATATCAACATCACAGGAGAGCACTTTGACGCTAAACGGCTGTGGCAGGGCGTTAAAAAAGCCTTGGTGCTGGTCTTTGGCACTATGCTGATGGTTGCTGCTGTAGATGCAGCCACTACGCTGCTCACGCAGTATGTGCCAGATATCAATGAGCAGGTGCATGACCTCATCACTGTGGCTATGATTGCCGCTACAATCGGCGTAGCAGCATGGCGCTATATCAAGGATGCATATAGTACGTTTATCAACATTTTAAACGGTAAGCCCTCTGAGGTCGCAGCTGCGGTGGATACAAAGGAGTAAGACATGTCGGATGTAATTATTGTGGCTCTGATTGGAGGCGTATGCACAGCCATACCGTCATTGATAGCAACGGTAGTGATCAACAACAAATCGACAGCTGTCATGCAGTATAAAATAGACGACCTTACAAAAAAAGTGGAAAAACACAACAATGTTGTAGAACGTATGGCGGTTGCAGAAAACAGTATCAAATCGGCTCATCATAGAATCGATGACCTTATGGAAAAATAGGAGGAAACAAAAATGGCATTTAAGAAAAGAACAAGCCTGTCCGGATTAACAGGCAGTAATTGGATGGATTGGGCGCTACGGCGTACAGGAGTGGCAATGCCAAACTGCTTTACCTATGCCACAGCTCGTATCAGCGAGATTTTAGGGCGAGAGGAGTATTTGGATAGCCCACGGG